TTCATTTTCATAATTACTTTATTTATACGTATTAATTAAATTCTACTAGAACAATACTAACATTGTTTATTACTAAATTATACTATACTATATCTTAAACTTGAACAAGTTTGCTGGTCACTAATCCAAAGGATCATTATTCTTTTGATAAATCAAAGATATAAATGTTTCCATTAACAGGAACCTTCACTATCAAGTTCTGAGCCTTTGGATTCTTAGCTACAACCATACCATAACGCATTTGACCTGCATTGATAGTTACACGCTTGAAGTATCTGCTATTGATACTTGCCTCTGCTTGTGCCCTAGCCTCATCATTAGCGTTAGTTACAACCTGGGCTTTAGTTTCGATGGTTGTAGTCTTACCATCAGCTCCTTTAACATTAGTGCTTACAGACTGCTCCTCTACATTATTTGGACCCCATAACAGAATCCTTGTCTTTTCTTTCTTCACCCATTCATCACAAGTGTACACTTCGCAAGACTCAGTCTTATTCTTGTTAATAGCCTCAACTTGTATTTTTGATGGGTCAAAGTTAAATCTATTCTGACTTTGGTTAATAATCGAAACATAAAATTCCTGATGTTTTGTTATCTTTCGATCATCTTTTTTAGAGACAACAACTATTACACCATCGTCACCATCAACCTGTATACCTTTATTTCCTGATTCATAACCAACAGTATACTTCTCAAATGTCTTCTGTGCCATTGCCGGAACACTCAAAAGAAACATTGAAAGAGCAAATAAAATCTTCTTCATATCTTAATCCATTTGAAATTTAACTATATCATTTACCGCACCAGCCACATAAAGTTTTTCCTTGATCAATGGCATTAGCCTCATCTGTAGCAGTTATCTTGCCTGTAGTTCTCTTAAGAGCTGGGCAATTTCTGTCCTTGTGGTATCGCTTAGAGCCAGAGCTATCGGAAACATAAACCTTATCACTAACGCCTATCAGGCATGTATCTTCTGACTTCGCATTAGAATAACCAACGGAATATGAAATAACCAATCCGAAAGTGAGTATCAAAACTGCTAAGAATATCCAAAGAGGATAAGATACGTGATGAGAATTTTGTTTCCGGTCATTAACTATTCTACTATTACTGTTTAGAAAACGAAAATACAACCGCCTAGCATCTATTGGATCATCAGACTCCAGTATATCAGACCAAAAGCCTAATGACACATCAACTTCCTTACCATAATTATTATAGTACAACCAAATAGAAGTCAAACCATTATCATGACTTTGATTTACAAATCCATCTTCGTTATCGACAACATGCTTGTTCCAAAACACCCCAGGATGAATTGCCATAAAAGTACGCAAACTATTCGCCAATTCTTTATAGGCAAATTTTCCAATATATTTAGAGCAATTTGATTTCGAAATATCAAATCCAGACAAATGATTGGATTCATCTATAGATAAAACTAAATCATATCTCGTTGAGCCTGTATTAACTTGAACATAATTATCAATAATTAAATTGTATGACTTTTTAGATTCATTATAATGCTTAGAGAAAGCCAAATCTTTAAAGGCTAGAATTTCAAAGACTTCATCAGACGTCATTCCAATTAAAAAGTCTTCAAAACCTATATTTCCATTGCGAAGCAGTTTTAAATCCATTTCACTAAAATAGCTTTACTATCCTACATGTACCTGATTTCTTTCAGAAAGTCCCTGGATCTCTCTGAGTACCTTATTTTCTGCACGAAGAGCTATCACTTCTCTCTCCAGTTCATTCATATCAGCCACATTACTGCTGTTAGCTAAAGAAGGCGTTTTCTTATCTGAACTAAAAAACTCAGCAACATCTACACCAAGGACATCAGCAAGGTTTTCAACTGTACTAACCTTCACATCAGCACCGTTCAGAAGGTTATCCAACGTAGTTCGACTAACCTTCATCCTAGAAGCAATATCAATTTTGCTAAGTTTATTGGACGTTATGATGTCCACTATTCTTTGCACATTCATATTAAAATCCTTTAAATGTTCAACAAAGTGGGTTAATATATACTAATAATGCCCACCAATCTATACACTTTCAAAAAGTTTATTGTACTTTTGCACCGTAAAGTTAGTAAATAAATAAATAAGTACCAAATAAATTTGAAGAAAAATGAAGAATGAAGATAAAAAAGTTCCAGATGCGCCAGATACGCTATTCGTTTTTCCATGCCACACTGGACTTACATGCGGATTGTTAGACCCAGATGGAAAGCAACATGGCGGTTACCCTGTTTGGCAAGGTATGGCGGTAAGAGCGACTGCAGATGATGTGGTATACATAAACATATCCAAAGTATGGCATTCAGGAAGAGAACTTCCACAAAGCAACGAAGAAGATTGCCTACTTGATTATGTTGATGGCTTGACTAAAGAGGTAGGGCATAGTTACACAGACCCTGATGGTTCACGCGGATGGCTCACAGACTCTGGCGGTCATCGTTTCGAAGAGATTGTTCAATGGGCGTACCTCGAAGATCTAGTTCCAGCTTTAGTTAACTATCAAAAATATGCACAAAATGAAAAAGAATAAAGCTCTATTCCTCGATATTATGCTCAATAACAGATTTGTATGCACACTGAAATACATGTATTGTCCATTGTTCGTGATAAGATACGAGGCGTTAATAAAGTTTGTTCTCGATAAGAGACCGTCTTTGAAAGGCAAACCATTCAGAATAATGTTTTGAAACAACAAACGAAACAAAGCGTATGAAAAAGATAATGTTCAATGACCAGTACGGTCTCACCGAAGCTGTTCTAGATGGTCGCAAGACTCAGACAAGAAGAATCGCTTATAAAGAGCCTTTCAAGTATTACTGCAATTGCGGTTTCTATACGGAAGGAAAAGACAAAGGCAAACTCGCCATCAATGATGGAAATGAGATTGTAGCAAAGTCCACTTATAAAATAGGTGAAGTCGTAGCAGTCGCACAAAGATACAGCGATATTCCGTATATCAAAGAACTACACCCAAGGATAAATACTTCCGAAGGATGGGGAAACAAGATGTTTGTGAAGTCTGATTTGATGCCTCATCAAATTAAGATTACCAAAATTTGGTGTGAAAGACTACAGTATATAAGTACCGATGACTGCATGAAGGAAGGAATCTTCTGTAGCCACATCGATGGTATTGACGATGCTTATTCATACGATGCCACAAATGATGATTTTACGAAGAAATGGTGGTACAGAACACCTATCGAAGCATACAAGATGCTTAGCTGCAAGCTCCACCTCCACTGGGACAGCAATCCTCTCGTTTTCGTTTACGATTTCAAACTAGTAAAATAACAATTAAAATCAAGCAATATGTCAGAAGAAAAAGTACCACTCAGACCTCAGATCAGAGAACTGGAGCTGGGTAAATCAATCAGTTTTCCCATTCAGAGAATGAGGACGATCAAGACAACCTGCTCGGAATTAGGTGTAATTTACTGTCGTAAGTTCAGAACCAAAATCAACCGGGAGAAAGAGATCATCACAGTTACAAGAACAAAATAAAAACAATAGTCATGAACGAAGTAGTACAAATCCAGTTTGCAGATAAGATGCTATCCTTTGATACATTCCTGTCAGCCATACGCAACGTTGTGAAAGAAGAAGTCTGCAAGGCTGTGGGTAAACGTCCGTTCCTCACACAAGCCAAGGCATACGACATCTACGGAAGAAAAAACGTAGAGCGATGGAAACGTGAAGGAAAGGTGAAGGATTTCGCAAGAGGCAGTAATGGCAAGATTACTCGCCACGAATACAAAGTATCAGAGCTGGAAGCCTGTGCCTGCCAAGTTCAAGACTATCTGTGTCCAAAATAATATTTCACTTTTAGGATAGATATTCAAGGCTGATATTGATTAGTACAAATTATGCGAAACTATGGTAGGTAACAGTTGCTTTGCCCATGGGGGGGCGATGTTCAAGTTATAACGTTTAAATTACTTAGTTCTGGGTGTTAATCAAAAAAGACTGCGAAGAAGGACTAAGCAGCCGGGCACGGGGTTCGAATCCCTATACCTACCGCAAATATAAACAATATAAAAAGATAAAGTTATGAAAACAATTAAGATCTTCTTCTGCATTGCCATCTGGCTCGTTCTTGGATGGCTCTGCCTCAGTAAACTCTCACAGGGCATTCATGATGAGAACCTCATTTCACAGATGCCTCAGAGCACCTATGATGAGATAGTAGATACTCTTACAACTCGTAATGGCTTCCAGCCTACCGAGCATCAGATAGTAACTTACTATTATGAGCGATTCCAGAAGTAAGAGCACCGCAGCTCGCAAGTGCCTCCTCTGCCATGATGGGCGTAACTGCATCAATGGCAAGTATTGTCTTAAGCACAAAAGATACGTGCAGCATCAGGAGAAACTTCCATGTGAATGAAAAATAGATTAGATAACCATCCTGCAAAGGATATAAAAGAAGAGAATATGGCAAAAATGAATGTAACAGAAAAGGACTTTGAAGCTTTCTTACAAGCTACAGAATCTCTTATGGCTATATCTGGTACTTTGGATGATGACTTCAACGAAGAGGCTTATGCTATAAACAGACAGTTCAAAAATTTCGAGCGAAGATACTTAAAGGCAAAGGAGAAAAAAAAATGGCATTCACCACTGACCCATTTTAGGTAAACAGAAATGTGGTTTTTATATAATTTCAATCATTATGGAATCAGAAAAAGCAAAGTCAGACCGCTTAGCCAGGCAGCGAGAATACTATCTTAAGCATCGTGATAAAATGCTCGCCTATTCTCGCAAATACATCAAGGATCATCCCGAAAAGAAAAAGCTATATCGGGAAAATGCAGCCAAGAAACGAGCCAACGGCATTGGATATTATCAGAGATACTATCAGCGCAACAAAGAAAAATTGCTGGAAAAATCTAAGAGCTGGAGACAGAATCACCCCGAAAAGGTGAAGGAGTACCAGCGCAGATACTATCAGAAGAAAAGAGCAGCAGCAAAGAAAGAAAAGAAGATAATGCTGAATCCAGATATAGATAAGGCAAAATCCCTCTTCCGTGATCCTTCTAAGGCTGCTCACCTACAGTGGCTCCTGGAACACAACAGAAACAAATGTAAGCAATATGAATCACGCTAGTTTATTCAGCGGAATCGGTGGTGCTGAGGTCGCGGCATCCATGATGGGATGGCAGAACCTCTTCCATTGCGAGATACAAGAGTTCCCTCGCAAGGTGCTCCAATACTGGTTCCCAAATTCAGAAAGTTATGAAGACATTACCAAAACAGACTTCCATCAGTGGCAGGGAAAAGTCGATGTTCTCACCGGAGGATTCCCATGCCAGCCTTTTAGCGTTGCAGGCAGAAGAAAGGGAACAGACGATAACCGCTATCTCTGGCCACAGATGCTACGAGCGATTCGGGAAATTAAGCCCACTTGGATCGTTGGTGAAAACGTTGCTGGAATCCGAACTATGGTGGAGCCCGGCAAAGAGATTAAAGTGGGACGTACAGACGATCTCTTCGAAGAGAATTACATATACAGAGAGGAAAGCAGGTTCACACTCGAAAAAATCTGCCAAGAACTTGAAGCAGCAGGATATTCCGTCCAACCGTTTAATATTCCAGCTTGCAGTGTCGGAGCACCACATAAAAGAGAACGCATCTGGATTGTTGCCCACCGTGCAGACACAGGGGCTGAAACGCTGCAATATGAAAGGAAAAACAGAGTTCATGCCTCTAGATCTCCTTCCTACGCCTACAGCAACCGACAAAGGAAGTGGAAGAATAAACAGAAGTCCCTCTCCCGGTGCTGCAGAACGTCCAACCTTGGCTCTTGCCGCAATACAAGGACTCTTGCCGACTCCTTGCGCCACAGAAGCAACAAAGTTCACAAAGACCTTCAACCCAAATTCTCAGATGGGAAAAAGTCTTACGGCATTGGCAATCAGTGGAATGATACCTTCTCCATCTTCCAAAAAGAAGACTTCTGGAAAGACTTTCCAACTCAATCCCCTGTATGTAGAAGAAATGATGGGATTCCCTTTGATGTGGACCGCCTTACCATTTCTTTCCCTAAATGGCGAGCAGAATCAATAAAGGCCTACGGCAATGCATGGGTCCCTCAGGTGGCCTACAAGATATTCCGGGCTATTGAGGCAGAAGAAAAGAAATAAGATAGTAAATTCTATATTCCAAATAAAAGAAACAGCAAATGAAAACAGATGGCTACATTCTTACTCCAGAGCTGCTGCAGTGGCGTTACTTTCATCGTCCGGTGGTGGTACAGGTGCTTATCTACGTGCTCCTGTCTGCCACCCACAATGAGGCTTCCGCTGCTACGCTCTCCTTACGTCTGTTGGCTGATCGGCTCCATACCTCGGTCAAGTCTATCCGCTGTGCCATCGATGTTCTCATACAGGAGCGAATCATCACAAAATGCAGCTCCCCTAAAGCCTCAACAATAGTATATGTTAACAGTTCGCATCCCCTCTCCCACTGCATACTACCCTATCAAAACCCACTTGGGGCACAGAATGGGGCACTCTTTAGGGCACAGATAGGGGCACAATCAGGGGCACAGATTTTAACTTCGCAAGTTACTGATACACAAGATTGTGCAGCGTATCTTCAAGATAACAAGGGCACAGATAGGGGCACGATTAAGGGCAAAGATGGGGCACGCTCTAGGGCACACCCTAAACAAGGGGCACACCAAAAGGCACAGTCTAGGGCACAGATTAACAATCCCGAAACCCCTTTAAATAAAGGTGATTCCGAAGATTCAGCCGAAGTTGAGGGCACAGATAGAGGCACAATCAGGGGCACAGATGTAAGAGGAAAGAAACAAATAAAAGAAAACATTTCCCCCGAACCCCCTATAAAAGAAAACAAACAAAGAAAGGAGAAAGCCCACACCCACACACAAAAAAAAGAAAAAGAAAAAAAGTCGCTGGATCCGGAAGTTCAGTTCTCGGAAGTGCTAAGACTCTTCAATCGCCTCTTTCTGGGCACGCAGGTCAAGCCTATCTCAAAGATGACTCCCGACCGCAAGAAGATGGTAGCCAAGTTTATCTCAGACTATTCCTTCGAGGATATAGAACCGATGCTTCGCAAGGCTCTCAACTCGGATCTTCTCTCAGGGCGCAAGGATGGTGGATGCTATATCTCCTTCAACTGGCTCTTCAATCCGAAGAACTACGAGGCTCTGATGGAAGGAACCTTCGACAATCCTACAGTTGTAGCCTCAGCCGGGAAGAAGCCTCAGCATTCAAGTTCTCCACCACCTTCTCCTACACAGCCTCAACACGAGGAGACCAACGAGGAAATAGAAGCTCGTCTCCGATTGAAAGAAGAGCGCAAGAAGGAATTGGAGAAAGAACAGACCGAAGCCCTACGGCAGAAGTATCTAGGCTGGATAGAAGCCGCCAAGAAGAACCCGAATGGTTCCATGGCAAAGATGGTAAAAGATGCCTACAAGAATGGCACTCTAGCCAAACTGGGCATCGTCTGGAATCCTTCGGTGGCAGAAGAAGAGCAGTCACTGGCCGACTTGGATGATCAGACTCAGAATTATGTCCAGTCTATCCTCCGCGACTAAGATACAAGTAACAAACAATTTAATTCATACGATTATGGACAGACAAGAATTAATCGACCGCCTCAACGGCAATTATCCTGAATACACCAAGAAATCTGCTACCAAACAGAAGAAGGTGCAACATGAAGGGCAGCTACAGATAGCTTGTGTACGCTGGTTCCGTCTCCAGTACCCGGCTTATGCCTCTCTCCTCTTCCATCCCAAGAATGAGGCTGATGGTGCTACCAGTGGCAAGAAGATAGCCATCAACGCTGCATCAGGAGTTGTGCCGGGCGTTCCAGATCTCATCCTGGCTCTCCCATCATACAAGAATGGCAAAAATGGATATTTAAACAGGGGTACAGAAGTATTCCATGGCTTGGGCATCGAACTGAAGTATGGCAAGACAAACAATCAGACAGCTCATCAGAAACGTTTCCAGGACTACTGGCAGTGTGCTGGCTATAAATACGCTCTCTGTCGCTCTCTGGAAGACTTCATTAAAGTTGTTAACGATTACATGCTTTCAGTTGATTTAGGCATCCTTAAGAATATAACATCTTATCATCTGAGTGACGATGATACTGAGCACAACAAGCAAGTATTAAACAAAATCATTAAAAACAAGAAGTAATATGGAAATCGGATTCATCATCATCATGCTGTGCCTTGTAATGATGGCCAGCACATTCATCTATCTAGTTTACACTCACCGCAATCGCTCTTGCAAAAGCTGCAAGTTTTTCCGGCCTACAGCAAACAGTAAGTACAGCGGAACATGCAACGGCTTCGGCCATCATCGCTTCCACTGGGAATGTTGTGGGGAATGGAAACGTAAAACTACCAAACAGGATGAACTTTAAAATCATACATCTATGGGCAATTACATCAAACAAAACCTGATGCAGCCAACACCATCGGTTGCTGATCAGGAGAAAATGAGGATGTGCAAGTTCTGTGTACATAGCCACATCAGCGACCTCGGCTACAACCATTGCTGGAAGTCAGATAGTGCTATTTATAACGGAGATTCCCCTACTGGCGTCTGCTGGGCTTTCAGAGACAATCGGATATGGAAACCCTATTATTTCTCTAGACTCATGTCTAGCTACAGGGGGAATATCTGCTGGGTAAGACCGATCTACTGCTCTTCTAAAAAGAGAAAGAACCGTATTATCCAATACGAAATCAACGACCCAGTAGCCTCAACAATAGATAAAGTTTCCCCCAAGGAGTTCGCTAGGGATTACATTCCAGCCACTCCTGGCTCCAAGCCTCCACATACTATGAAGGAGTATGAGAAATGGGACACCTATTGTTTCGGTGGCTTCGATCCGCAGCTTTCTGAAAAACAGGAGGCAAGAAATTATCATGAAGAAAACTGGCAGCAAATCCTTGCTCAGGAAGCAATAGAAGAACAATTAAAACAAGAAGCAATATGAAGAAAAGATATTTTTATGTAGTCGCATTATTCATGCGCAAAGACATAGCCAACACATGGCGTAAGGTTGACTTTACCATCATGAAGGATGATGGCTCAGCATTGTTCCCTCTAATGGAGGCTATCAAGGTGATTAATGAAGGATATTCAGAGATAGCTGATCCTGCAACTCTCCAGTTCGACAACTGCATTGAAATCAGCAAGGAAGACTATGAGGCTTTCAACAATCTCAAAAATTTAGTCAAAGTGAATAAGTAGCTTATGAAAAGGACAATGAAGACTGTGAATAAGTATTTATCTAATATGAAAAAGTTAGAAAATCTAGTTAAACGCAATAAACGTTTGATTATTTTGAAAACAAGAATGTGGTAAAAGCCACAGTTCCCAGCGATTCTATCGCTGGTCCCATAAAAAAGTAAAATATCAAAGCAAGAATATGGAAAAGACTATTTATATACCAGGTGATTTGGTTATGACAAACGGCATTCCTATCGGAACCAAAGAGGGAATCGTCTACCAAGTCACAGAAAGTAATGCTGATAAATATGTAAAAGTGAAAGATGGAAATGCATTCACTGAACTGAAAGGTTCCGTCACTCTTTCCAACATAAAAGGAAAAACCATTAAAGATGATGGATTCCTATTTTGTGATAGTGGTGCATGGGTGTGGGATATTGTTCCTATCCCTCTTACTCCTTCCATACTAGGGAAGAACGGCTATAGGCAAATAGTCAATCATAGTCATATTTACCAACATATAGAAAATGATTGTTATGAAATCTGGAAAAATGTGAAGAATTGGACTATGTATTGGAGAGGTGTACATTTATGCAACTTCAAATATTTGCATGAGTTACAACATATCCTTTTATTCCTGGATCTAAACTCAGAAATGGAGGTATAGCGTATGACAGAGAAAGAGTTAAAAGTCAAATTAAGAGTTGACATGCTCATCTTAGAGATAGAAACCGCGTTAACTGTTTCTGACTCCAAGTTTATCAATGCAGAGCATGTTTTATCACAGTTGAGAATTATCAAACAAGAATTAGAACAATGAATATATACTTAACAAAATCAGAATACGATGCTATAAGTTTTGCTTGGTCTCAAATTACAACAGAGATTGAAGGATGCTCTGATGATAGCTTTGTCATTGAAGCTGGAGAGGCTATCAGCCAACTGTCTTCTATACAAGACAAATACAGAGAAGCAAAAAGAAAAAGAGAATTATTCCATGCAGTAAGAGCAAAGTTTAAAGAAGGCTTTCCTGAAGCTAGTTCTTCGACTTTAGGAAAACTGGCTAGAAAAGCAATAAAAATGAGTAAAGAAAAGAAGTAAAAATGAAAATTCATTTGTGGCAAGCCTCATCTTGCGCAGCAGATGAGCATGAGATAGGATGTTATCCTCGTTCTTCATTCAAGCCGAAGCCTGAGCTTCCGGCTGGAACAATACTCACTGTCAAGGAAAAATGGCAAAACTTCTACGGAGTATACTACAGCTGCTATCTCCCAGACGAAATGAAGGACAAAGGATATTCCATCCCTTACTACGACATTCCTGCCGACAAAGCAGAAGTAATAGAACTATAATTATTTTAAATATTTACAATTATGGAAGTAACTACATTAAAACAGTACATCGGTACAAAAATGGTGAAGGCAGAACCAATGGAAAAATCTGCTGCAGTATCTAAAGGTTGGGCAAGACCATCATTAGAAGGAAACGAAGACGTTCCTGGCTATCACGTCCAGTACACTAACCCAGATGGCAGTACCTACGATTCATGGTCCCCTAAGGATGTGTTCGAAAAGTCATACCAGGTAGCAGAAGACTTTAAGGACCGTCTCATTATTGAGCTCAAGGAGTTGAAAGAACGTTTTAATAAACTCGAGGCTTTCATGAATAAGAATGATTACGACAAGGTCGTTGAAAAATGCGGAACTGTTCAGACTGCATTCATTATTTCTCAATATCATGCAATGAGACATTACTACGATATTTTAAGAACTCGTATTGAATTGTTGGAGGATTTTCCAGACAAGAAATAAGTGTGAACAATAAAAAATACATTATGGAAGTAACAATAACATTAATTATCTGCCTCAGCGCGGTCTTCATTATCACGCTAGGCATCATTTCTTGCACGTTAAGAGACAAGAACTTCAAAGTTCGCTTTGATGACAGGAACAAGCGTTTAAGTCGAATTATTCAAGAGCAGCGTGATGAACTTATCAAATACAGAGAGGCTATCAAGAAAAATGATGCCAATCTAGAAAGATCTCTAGAGGTGTTAGCTTCTGCTTCCGATACTGTCAACAAAAAAATATCTCGTTTGAAAGATACGGAAGAAGCTCTATCAATGCTCAAGGTAGAATTTGCAGATTTCAATTTGAAGAAAGATAAGTCTTCAATGAAAATGGATGAAGCTATTCGTGCATTCAAATCAAGCGCAAAGAAAATTAATGATGATAATGCGAAAGCATTTGAGTTCTTTGAGGAACGTCTTGTCAGTCGTCCTTCATACCTCTCTAAGGAAGAGAAGAAGCATTTTAAGGAATACATGCAATCATGTGCTAGAGGCTATACATTTATTAGCAATATGCCAAACAAAATGGACTTAGATTTTGTTAGTGTTGAAGATGTAGATAAAGCACTTGAATTTGTAGGTAGAGACCAATGGGATTTATTACACATTAAATGCCCATCAGAAGAAGAATATGCCAATGGACAGAATACAGAACGAAATCAGTAAACTTCGTCATGAGCAGCATTTGCACGAAAGACTGCAAGAAGCCCAACTTCGGCAGATAAAGCGTGAGCACGATGGTCTTCACAAGTGGATTACCATTAAGCCAAATCTCAGGCTCCTCTGCCGGATAGACGAACATGGCAAACTCCTCCCTATAGAACAGGAGCGCATCAATAAGATTAAGAAAACATTAGGCATCAAGTAATATGAGTGAACAGGCAGCCCTCGCATTTCGTAAGCTAGTAGCTTCCATGCGAACTTTAGAAAAGCAGTATTGGGCACGAAGAGATAAAGGCGTACTACGCCAATCCATTGAACTGGAAAAGCGCGTTGACGAAACCATCATGAAGGTTGATCCAAAAAACGTACCGCAAACTGACAATGGGAACTTCTTTATCTTGGTGGCAGAACTTCGCGTTGCTACTAAGCAGTATTTCTCTGAGAAGAAGAAACCTGATCCTGACAAAGAACTGGTGAAGACTCTCTTTAATACCATCAAGGAGAAGGAAGCAAAGATTGATCAGCAGCTCATACGCTTTCAGGAAGAAGACTTTCGCAAACAAGGCTACACAATTCAGTACCACGTCATGGAACGGCCATACAAATGCCCTCCTCATAGCCTCTTCCAGTCCACTGATGAAGAACTGGCGAATGTGATGTTTAATGATTACTTACGACATCCCACACCCGGTACAATGATCTTCAGGATGAAAAAGTATATCGGCAAGGATGGAAAACCTCTCTCAGACGAAGAAATCAATAAGATATTGTATAACAAATAAAAAACAAAGAATTATGAAAAAATCAGAAAAGAAAGAAGAGTCTGCACAAAATGTTGCAGTCAAAGTAAACAAAGCAACAGAAAAAATCATCGGCACAGGTAATTGTCAATCTCTCCGCTCTCGTACAAGCACATGGTTCGAGTGCAAGGTACGCTATGGGAAGACCCAGGAGGATGGAAGTGAAAAATTGGTAAACGAGTTGTATGTTGTTGATGCCCTCTCCTTCACCGAGGCAGAAGCAAGCATTATCGATAACATGGAAGTCTATGTATCTGGTGAACTTAAGATTGCCAACATCAACCCTGCCAACTACAACGAGATTTTCTTCTCTGGTAATGATGACGATGATCTTTGGTTCAAGGCTCGTTTAGCTTTTATCACCATTGACGATAAGAATAAGGAGAAGCGTACCTATGTCAACTACCTTATCCAAGCCAAGAGCATCGAGCGTGCCAAGCGATATGTTGATGAAGTCATGGGCGAGACCATTATTGACTATGAGTTGAAGAGCCTCAGCGAGACCAAGATTTTTGATGTCTTCGAGCATGAGCCTTCCACTGATAACAAGCAGAAAGAGAAGGACGGTAAAAACGAGTAATCACTGACAATTCTTGCGCAATTTGGTTCTCAACAAGCTAAGTTGCGCAAGTTATCACTTTTTATCCTCATTTTTCTCGTACCTTTACCCACATTATTAATATATAACATCAATCATATATGAAAAAGTTGAAACGTTTAATCATTTACCTACGCCTCTGGTTTATCCGCCAGATGGGTTACAATCTCCCATCCCTCCGTGAGGCTACTTGTATCGTTCCCGGTCAACTCTATGATCATTTCGGTCGTGTTGTCAGGGCTGTACCCAGTAAGCCAATAGATAATGAAGTTGGTAGCAAAGAACAGAAAGATGTTCCTGATCATTGTTTTCAGTGCGATCTGTACAACAAGCATATCCCTTGCTCCTTCAATCATCGGATGGCAAACGGCAACGACATCTGCGAGAATCATCATTTCGAAATCATCTGCCTCAACACTGGCAACATTTAAAGACTACTCATTATGGAAAAGCAAAAACCAAGATACAGACTCGATAAGAAAACCGGTCATCTTCTAGAAGTCCCTACTAAGAAGCAGGTTCGTGAAAACGTTAAGAAGATTCGTGAGCAAAAGGGAAAAGATCAGTTACCTCAATCTCCGGTCACGATACATGAGACTCAGGCAGAGAAAAACTTCAAAAAGGTTCAGAAGGTCATCGACCGCATGCACGCCAAGGCGAAACTGCCTGATTTCCTCTCCATGGCTCGACATAAGTTCCTCTCCACCGTCTGTGTCATCAATAAGCCAGGTAAGCAACGTAGCCTCTTTCCCGATAAGAAAGGCCGCTTCGTAATGCTCTGCCATGGCAAGATGGCTAAGGTCTTCACTGCCGATGTTTGCCTTCTCGTCAAGATCCAGAAGTCCATCATCAAGAAACATGAAATGGCACCAGGTGGAGAAGTGACCACGGAACATTGGCAAGATGGTAGTTGGAGTATCGTTCCATGCCGGGCAGACAAGAGTAATTACACCACCATTCAGGAGGTTCGTCTTCGTCCATGGTTCTTTCTCCACCGCTACTGGTATGAGATTTCCTTCGATGGCAGAGTAGAGCCAGCTATGATGCTGAACGATTACGGCCTCAACCCTACTCTTAGCAAGAAGCATTTCTATGTTACCAGAGAATACGTCAAAGTACGAAACCAGGATGCCGAAAACGATTATTTCCGTTTCTGGCTCCACAAACCTACAGATCATGAAGCAAACTAATGATGTCATTATTCTCAATCGTCCTCGCGTACAGAAGCGAGGACTTGCCCTTAATCTGAATGGGCGTATCACCCTAAGGTCTAGTCCTTGCAAACTGCTGGATCTCCATCCGGGTGATAAGATTTGTTTCTGTTTCTATACGCCTAGTAAGCAGATGTATGTAATTAAGTCTACACCGGATATAGAAGCTAAAGAAGTAGAACGCATCAAACTGTCTGGCCGTAAGGGGCAGCTCCATGCCAGTAATGTTTCTACCGTCAGTTTCTTGCTTAGCTATATACCGAATATCCCGACTGGTACTAAGCAGATAGAACTGGTTACGGCTAATGAAACCATCAATCTCAATGTAGATGGCGTCAGTTGTCCAGCCTTAGCAATCGTCAATAGGGCCGACAGCGAGCATTGTCGATAGTAAAATATTAAACATTAAGTAATATGCAACAATCAATTAGATACAAAGGCCTCAGCCTCACTCCTGATGAAATGGCTGTAGAAAACGGTGCGCTATCCCTCTGCGGCAATCTAGAGCTGCATGATGGCGCATTACGCCCTTCTATTGTCACAGGAACACCCCTCTCTCAGCCACTCACCATTAATGGTGCAGTGGCTAAGATTCTTTATGTACACGAAACTGGCAATTACCGCCATCTCATAGCCATAGCCTCATCAGCCATCTACTGGTTCCTTCAGGATGGATCTCTTGGCTCAACCACACCTATCAAGTCCTTCGACTACGAAGCATCGGTTCTTTCCGTTAATTCCATCGGTAATACGCTTATCATTGTAGCTACAGATGGTATTCACTATGCTTTATGGGTGGATGGTGGCTATAAATATCTGTCACAGAAGCCTCCATTCGTAGAAATCGCCTTTTCTATTTCCGATGATTACCCAGAGAACTACAGTAATGGTGGAATAGTAACAGAAGGTAGTGTTAAAGGTTTCCGGGAAGTCTTCCAGCAAACCACATACTCCTGCAATGACGTTTTTGATAAGGTAAAAATTTCCACGAGCATAACAGATCTTTTTATCAGAGAATTTGAATGTCTTACAATTAAAGAAGACAAGCAGTCCGATCTTACACAGAGCATCTATGCACTTGTCAATCGAACAAACAATCTTATTGCTCGTAATGGACGTTTCTATGCAAATTTCTTTGTTAGATATTGCTATAGAATGTTTGATGGTTCCATGATTATGCACTCTTCACCTGTATTTATACCAGTGCAAATTCCTGATAGCTATATGGTGCTGTCGGCTAACGCTTTATCAAGTTTTACTAATTATGTCGTCGATACCAATGATGACTTTACCCTTCAGCGCATAGATGGAAATAATAACAAATTCAGTGTACATATCACAAAGGCAGCATTTATTTATTATCCACGAAATGTAGATTTAAACTATACTATACTGGACGCAAAACGTGAAGAACTTGAAGAATGGAAGGATGTCATCAAATCGGTAGATATATTCATTACGCCTCCTATTTCTAACGTTGACACATCTAAGCAAATTTCAAGTATCAGGTATAATAGAAGAAATTTCATGCTAGGAAAAGGTTTACTATCACTCACTTTTGAAACATCACTCACTTCTGATGAAGGTAAACAATATATTGGAGGCGCTTCTGTAGATTTCCCTTCACTTAGTCCAGATGCCTATCGTAACAAATTAAAGAACACCTCTGCTTTCTACAAGGTCTGTTCGTTGAAACTATCAGATTTAGCAATTTGCTCAGCGAAGAAATTACCTGTTGACAAGAATGCAGTCTATCAGGTATCATTACAGGAACAGATGAAGGATGACTACAAAACTCATAACTCGCTCTTCGCACAAGGTGGCTATGTCTATAACCACCGCCTCAATCTGTACGGCTTGAAAGAGAAACTGTTTCAAGGATTCAGCGGTTATGTTATGCTACCAGGTCAGTACAACCTTAAATACAATGATAGTACGAATTACCAGGGATTAAGGTACAAAATTCAGAAAATTGTAGTTAGCCTCAACACCACTTCCGGAACGAAATATGTTGAAAGTAGCGACAAATTCTTCTCTCGTCAGGATATTGATGGCTTCATTATCGGCAACCTTGTCAAGTTCTACCCGGATTCCAGAGCTGATAAAATGGCTATCTTCTGTAAGGATTATTCTGATAATGATGCCATCTTCGTCTTCCCTCTGGAACAATGCGAAGAACTGAATGGAGCCATGCACATGGGAGATTTCACCGACATTTTTTTAACCGACAATTTCGAGCAATATAGGGTTGATTCGTTTGATTATACGGTTGATGATGTAGTGGAACTGTCCAATAAGATCTACACATCAGAGTCTGACAATGCCTTCTATTTCCCATTAAACGGAATCAATACCGTAGGTATCGGAACCATACAGGGAATAGCCTCTACCACGCGTGCGCTCTCTCAGGGTCAGTTTGGTCAGTACCCATTAATGGCATTCTCTACCGATGGTATCTGGGCGATGGAAGTCTCTTCCAAAGGCACTTATAGCAGCATCCACCCAATTAGTCGTGAGGTTTGTAGCAATCCGAAGTCTATCACACAGCTAGATCAGTCCGTGCTTTTCGCCACAAACCGCTCAATCAGTCGCATAGCAGAGTCACAGGTGGTTTCCATGTCCGATGTCTTAGATGGTCCCGGCTTCAACATTTCCGGCACTCTAGGAAAATTCCTTAACTTCTTCAATGATACTGAGGAGGATAGTGATACCGTCAAGTCTACCAAGGCTCAGATGCGTCAACTCATAGATTTTACTTCATCGCCAATAGAGTTCTTCCAGCGTTGTCAGGTCATCTACGACTACAAAAACTCTCGCATCTTCTGCCTGGATGTTACACAGACGAGTAAGACCTCTACGGCTGATACGGTGGCACTCTGCTATTCTATCAAGGATAATGCTTGGAGCACTTTCCTTATACAGAACGTGCTCACAGCAATCAATTCCTACCCACACCCCTACATACAATATAGGGATGGCAGCGTGATGGTGCTCGATAAGGGTTACGATTACGAAGATCCAACAGAGTATCATGGTATCATAGTTACTCGTACATTGAAGTTTGACGAAGATAACGTACCTGATTCCATTACCGGCTATATCCATTCCCTCACGTCTGGCAGCATACCAATCATGTGGTTATATGGTAGCAATGATAATCAGAATTGGCATTACATCGGTCGCTTGGGCGGCATGAAGTCCAGCTACATGGCTACTCACAGCTATCGTTTCTTCCGCATCGCCCTATACCTGAAGATGAAATCCATGAATCAATACTTTGCTACGCGCCTCGAAATCATCAGGCGTTTCAGCAAGTTCTAGCAGAAAAACCACCGTTCCATGACTTTATAAGCCATGACCCCCAAAAACAAGAGCCTTCGCAAATCAGGAGTAATCCAGAAGCGAAGGCTCTTTCCATAAACACACCTAAAACGAAAGAAGAAAAAAAAAGATTTATTAAGTAAAGCCACCGTTCCAGGCGATTCTATCGCCTGTCCCCAATAGCCTCTTACGTAAAGCTCGGCCGTCTCAAAGTATAGTTATCCCGGCTCAGCAGGTTGCTCTTCATATTATTGAAGTCTGCTGTAGCACTATTCCCATACTGTCCAGCCTTGTCTGCATACTGATCCTGCAAAAATTGGCTCATCGTATAGTCAACCATATACCGGTGCATATTGCTCTTAAGCGCATCCGTCACAGCCACATTCCAGTTCGGGATCTCCAGTTTCAGAGTCACAGTTTCATAGATACTTTCCTCCCGATCATTACCAGCCTTAGTTACGGTAGAAGTCACTTCCTCATCTTCCTGGCCGATGATGCTTGTTGTCACTACCTCCGTCCAAGTTCCGTTCTTGTTATCGGTGTACACATACTTTCTTGTACCCTTCACCAGTCGCTCCAGATTGTTGTTATCCTCCACACGTCCGGTAGTCAGATAACGCTGAGCTGCAACCTTGATATTACCGATAGCTTCTGTTACTGCGCGGTTGATAATGCTGCGAGTCTCTTTACTGTCAGGGCTTTCGATAGTGGCTCTGATGTCCTTCTGGGCATCATCCACCAGTCCCTGGCTCAACACATAGCATCGAGCCAATATGTCATTGCATACTTGCTCCATGCTAAAGTTCAACGTAATTAGTTTACTATCCATATTTCGAAATATTTAGATGATTAATAAATCTACCTCAGTTCATAAGGCGGCCTACCTCCGCTCCAGTCTACATGATCATGATGGAAGTGTTGCGAAACGAAGTCCTGATTACGCTCTGATCCTTTCAGCCCTCTCTGCTCATCCTTGTCTACCGCATCCTCATTTCGAGCCTCAGCATCAAGAGTATTGCCATCCTTTACTGTTGCATCAGAGCCTCTAGCCTCAGCATCCAAAGAATTGTCTTCCTTGCCTACACCGTCCGAAGTTCTTGCCCAAGCAGATTGCTCATTCATCTGTTTATCAGAATCATCCTCGCTTCTCGTTGAAGTAGAAGAGGAAGAAGTATCCTTTTCCATTTCATCCACTCCCCTTCTCTCTGTAGAAGAATATCTATGATCCTTTACAACAGCATCAGAACCTCTGGCAACAGCATCAACTGCCGAAGACCCTTCTTTCGCTGTATCGTCAGCAGTTCTTGCAGCCTCAGCAAAGCTAAAGTCTTTCTTTAACAAAATCTCCTTAATTGCGTCAAGGTCACTCGCTCCCATACTGGCATAGTCCGTATGGTTCATATCCGGGAAATCGCTCAGCCATCCGGCAAGGATAGCATGAACCAGATAGTTCTGTATTTGGTTCGTCAGAACCCCACTTAGTCTAGGTGGCCAAGAAACCAAAGTCTTGATGGTAATTGAGAAATCATCAGCCAGTGCCTGTAGGTCAAACTGCTGTGTGGTCGAAGAAGAGAATCTTGCCAAGAAGTTTTCCAAGTCGGTTATCGCCTCCCGATAGTATATATCCAGTTTCGCTTCCTCGCCATCACTCGCCCAGACGGTCTGAAAGTCCACCTCCGGGTTATGCTGCGCAATCGTGGCAGATAGTCCCTCTACCACGCCCATCACGCTCTTTTTCACTATTTTTATAGTTATCGTTTTCATAAGCCTTATTTCTTTCTATGCCACAACCAAATCAGCAAACCTATCACTGCAACTACCAGGGGCCAGATGATCTTGGCTGTATACTTCCCCAGGGTAATATACCTCTGTTCTGCCTTGCTCAGTTCTCTACTCAATACATGGATAGAGTCCTGCTTTAACCGAATCAGACTGTCCTTTTGCACGATCAAGAGTTGATATTTATCCACCTTCTTACTCATAGTAGAGATAGAATCCTGTAGCTTCGTCACCTCTTTAGTGTCTCTATGGGTCACAACAGAGTGCCAACTTTCTGTTTTGATAGGCTTTCCGTTCTGGTCTACAGTGGTCGAAGTACTATCCTTTGTATGAGTTGTCTCCTTGGTCGAAGTCTCATGCTCCCGGTTACGGTATGTAGCCATCTGCTCGAAGGCTGATATAAACCGCTCCTGCCAACTGGCATCCAAACCTTTGCTCACAGTGTTGTCTGTGATATAATGCTCCTGCATCACGGTTTTCGTCTTGCAGCTCGTAAGGAAGAGTACAGAGAAATAAGCTATCCATACAAACAGATAGATAATTAAATGTTTTGATTTCATAAGCTATGAGATATTGAGTGCTCGCTTTGACCTTTTCAAATACTCCTCGCATTCGTCCAGACCATTGTAGCCACCGTTAATTTTCCGTCTGATTGCTTTCAGATTATCCTCGTCAGCCAATTCATTGCATCCGAAAGTATCGAATATCCACATCGAGGAACGTGTGGCACCAAGAGGCTGCTCCAAGAGGTCGGGCTTCTTCACTACATCATAGCCACAATATCCGGCATACTTTCTGTAGTTGGCTCGCCCTGTTATCTGTATCAGCCCACGCCCCTTATACCTTACACCATCACCCTTATGGGTGTTACCAAGGTCTTTTCTTCCCTCATACGCCTTTCCGCTGGCAATCTCCTTGGTATATCTCAGTTCACCACTTTCATGTGCAATTTGAGCCAAGTAGTGCGCCCATCTCAAAGGCGTGTTTATTTCAAACTCCTCGGCAAATCGGTTCAGGTATGGCAGAAACTTCTCTGCCCTCTTCCCTGCGTTAGGCATTGCCATCAGCAGCTGCTCTAATCTGATTTCCTTCATTTCCATTTTCCTTATTGTTTTTAAATTCTTGGTATTTCTTGAACATCGGAAACTTCTCCACAAATCCAAGTGTAAGCGCATAATAAGCATATTCCACAAGTTTATAAAATGGCGTATCAGGCACTAGCATCCGTCTCAGGTTCTTCAATATGTTGGTCGTGAACAGATAGGTTGCAGCTATACACACCCACTTCACGCAAAACAAGGCCTCAGTGTCCGAGTGAAGAAAGTGACCGATAATGAACAGAGCTGCCACCGTCACAAAGAACACCGCACAACAGACGAAGAACATACCGAATTTCTTCCAGCTCCATTCTTCACCGTTAAACACTGCAGCCACGATGCCGAACACCAGGTTCAGCCCAAATAATACCATCATGGCAATCATGAAATCCCTGATGGGAACCAGCAGACTCAGAAAGGTCCATATCGTCCCAATTAAGTAACCTCGAATATCATTCATTTTCTTTTTCATTTTTCCGTCCCCACTCCGTTATGGAAACGATGCAAATTTAAGCCATCATTCCCAGTTATCTGTGATAAGTTGCGCAACTTCATACGAAATTCATACGAAAAAAGAGAACACAAGCCCATTTTCCGCCTGCATTCTCTTCTTCTGATAGTTTTCTTTTATATATCTCTAGTCATTATGGAATTTCCCACAAACTCAACATTCAACACTCAACATTCAACATTTCAATGGTTGAAGTACCCCCAAGCCTTACAATGGCCATAAGGGTTATCATCATCCCTCAGCCAGTTCACGGCAAGGTCCACCATCTTGTCCATCATCTGCTCCTCGCTGTCCTCCGGAAACCATTTCTTCATCAGATTATAGTTGTCAGAGTAGATCATGTTCAGCACCACGGCAAAATCCCATTGGTTGTAAGGTCTGATCTCGTCCTTCACCGTCTCATAGATCTCCTGAGTCTTAGCTGCGGTATAGTAAGGAGCACGATGCTCTACCTCCTTGTCATCCTCAAACACCATCTTCTTGATCTGAGCCTCAGCAAAGAAGTCGTTGAAGTGGCCGTTACCCACAACCCCATAAATCTCCTTATAGAGTTTAAGAAGGTCATTTTCCTCTGCGTGCATGGCCACAAACTTGCCGATGATCTTGGTAACCTTCACCATCTGTTCCGGTGTGGCGTCACTCTGATATTTTGTTATAAGTTCTACTAAGTTCATATCATTCTTGTTTTTGTGATTTGACAAATTTGAAAATCTCGTCCAGCTTGTTCTCCATCTGGTCGAGTCTTTCGTTGGTTTTCTGCTGGTCACGAAACGTTGTGTCCAACTCTGAGAGAAGTTGATCACAGTCCTTTACGGTCTGCTCGAAGTCCGGCATCTTATTAATGATGTCATTTGCTTGATTCTTCAAGGCGTTTACCTCGTTGATGATGCTCTCCTTACTACAGGAGATTACAAGGGTGTCGCTGTATGCTGTTTGCTCAGTATCTACTACCGAATAGGTTGACTGCTTTCCGTCTTCCGTCTGAACATTCACCTTCACGTTCATGGTGCCAAAGTTTGGCATGCCAGGCATCTGTGGCATCATGTTGGGTTTGCTACCACTAATATCAGGGCTTGGAGTATTCATCACTTTACCCTGCTTGAATTTTCTAGTCGCCCGGTCAAACAAAAAGACCGGAAAACCTGCCTTTAAATCTTTAAATATCATAATCGTATCGTTTTAAATGGATAATGTGAGGGAAACGATGGCTAACAAACCATCCACCATTTCCCCCTATAATGATACTAAGCAGTAGTCAATGCTACGGTTAGACTGTCAAATATGCTCAGGCCTCTAGCCTTTCCGCATACCACATCGTTAGCCTTTTGCGTTCTTCCTACACTGGTGATGGTCACAGCCGTTGGCAGAGCTGTCTGCCCTTGGAAGGCTGCTACCCATCTTTCCGTGTAAATTAACGGCTGTGCTCTCATCATATTTTTGTTGCCTGTTACAGGCGTAATGATGGAGATAGTTGCCACGATAGGCACAAATACCGTTGTACCGTTCAGGATAGGCTGATCATAACTGTAAGTTATGCTTGCCTGTGGCTGCACATTGCCATTCACGCAATAAGGTCTGCAAAGCTTCTCATTGTAAGTAGCTAAGACTGAAACTTGGTTGGCTACCAATGCTGTAGTAGCCAAACCCACTGGAGAAATCTTGTTCATACCACTACGCTTCTGTTTCATTCTTTACTTTTTTACTGATAGCCACCTGCTACACCTGCGCCACATCCGCAACCGCCATTCATCAGATTGGCAAGATAGATGTTCTGCTGCAGCTGTGAGTTCTTGAACTTCAAGTCCTGAATCTCGTTTGCTTGCTCCTGGCTCCAATGCCCTGTCAAGGTGTCGATGATGCGCTGGGTGTTGTTCTCACCTGCACGGATGATGTCACACTTGTCTTGCTGCATCTGGAAACCGAGGTTCGAAGCAGTTCTTTCTATACCAGTGTTGGTATAGCTAAAGCCCTGCTGCATCTGGTTAATGATGTCCTTCTGGCCCATCTGGTTCTCATAACCCATACGGATAATGTTCTGCTGCGTCTGGCAGCAGCAATCCTTAAGCGCAATTGTCATCTGCAAGTTACCCTGCGAAATAGCGTTGATTACTCGCTCTGCCGAGTATCCTACCTGACCGCTAAGCTGCTGGATGCCTGCCTGGATGCCACAGATAGAGTTCTGCAAGGCGTTGAAGTCACAGTTCAGATTGCTTGCCAACATCTTAAGATCGTTGCCGTTACCCTGGATGGCACCCATCAGCAAGTTGCTATTCTGGTTGTCTGCCATCTGGTTGCGCAAACTCTCGATTTGCCCCTGAATCTCTGCACGCTGCACGTCTGCACCATTGTCACGATTGTTCCAGTCTGCACCATACATATAGCGCATCATGCCCATCATCATCATGTAGGCGAAAGGATTGTTCCACATATCATCATCGTCACGGTTACGCATCATAGCCGCCATTGCCAAAGGATTGCTGTCACGATTTGCCATCGCTCCAAGCAAACCACCCATCATTGCATCGTTGCAACAAGAGGTAGTCTTAATTACTTCTTCTGCCATAATTCCTAAAGTAATAAAAGTTGTACATTTTGTTTATTCACACATGTAATCGATTACGGCAGCAAAGTTATCCCAAAATATCTACATGTTTCATAACTCTGTCAAACATTCTTTTAGTGGCTGAGTTCCAATGATTTAAGGTGACATAGACCCATATCAAAAAAAGAGAAGCCTCATCAGCTTCTCTTCATTATTCTGTTATTTACCCATAAAATAAGTGATGATGGTTCCAGCAATCGCTATCACATTGATAAATGTTAGCCACGCAAACAACCACTTCTTGCGTTTATAATCTCCTGTCCACCAAACAAAGATATTAAACGAAACGCTCAACATTATAATGATAGCACACTCTACAAATAAAAATGTTACCATATTCATATCGCTTATCCGTGTTGCGATAGGGCTTAGTTCTTGTTTCTTTTCTGTCTTTTCTTAATAAACTCCTTAACGTCCCATTTCTTGAAGAAATGGCTATGGTCCCCAGCGTTCCCCACGCTTTCCAGCTCCCCATCAGCGATAGCCCTTCTTAGGGTAGATTCGCTGATATGCGCCTCCTTCTTCACTTGCCCGGCAGTCATCATTGGGTTGAGAGCATACGGCAGATAGTTCTCACAAAGGTCTTCTATCTCATCGCTACTCATTCCGCAAGCAGTTACCTTCTCCCCTCTCTTCTCTTGCTCGTCTGCTCGAAAACAAGAATCCGATAACGATTTAAATAACACACCCAAGGTGTGATAACCAAATAACTTTCCCATATCATTATAATCTAGAGATTAAACTTTGACAGCCCTTGCCTGAGAAATACTTATCGGCAAAACCATATATATAAAATATAATGGTCGTTACAAGTATTACAACATTAGCTTCCACCATTTCGTTGGTGGTAAAAACATTCCAGTATACGATATGAATAGCATTTATCCCAAATAGGTAGATGATCATCGGAATACGCCATCTGTAGCAGAGCCAAAAGAATCTGCTCGCAATTATAAGCACAAGCGGATGGATGTAAACGGAAAAATAGATAAATGCTGCCGATACCCAATTCTCCTTAAACCATACGCACATTTCTTTTTCATGAGACGCAAATGTTACCATGCATGCAATATGAAAAAGCATGATAAACAGAGGCATCACTTCACAATAATACTTAAACCAAGTGAGTAGCTTTATGCTGTAGCCTCTACCTGCAAGGATAATGACGTTTATCATTTCGCTAACGTCCATGTCCTTAAACATTACTCTTGACAACTGTACAACACCGATTGATTGAACTAACCGATGTACTTCATCTTCTTCCTCTTTAGTCATAAATTCTCCTCCTTTTGTTTTTGGATTTATTATTTGTTCTTAGTTCCTCATTCTTAATAATAAGGAATGTTCAGCAAAAATAAACAATTCTGTACAAAAATATTTATTTTGAGCAATATTTTATAGTTAAACTTTGCTAAAGTAACAATCTGAAAGCAAATTATTCTTGAAAGGCCTCCGGTCATACAGATTGCAGCTCATTTGATATGTACATCTGTGAGAATATTGATTGACCTATAAATAATAAGGTGTAGCCCTATAAAGAGTTACACCTTATTATATTTATACCCATCTGATCATAGCTTATTCTCCTAACATAGAGTTTACCATCCCTTTAATGGCTTCATCGGTCATGCTCTCTTTGACAGAGGCATCACCGCTAATCGATTTCATCAGCATACCTATCCAAGGATTGTCACTCTCCATGGTGGATTGTATCTGCTCCTTGTAGGCGTCATAAAGTTCGCCCGATTCCTTAAACTCCAAAAGAACCGTGCGCAACGCTTTTGTCACGTAGTTATCCATCAGCAATGGATTATCCATTGCCGATGAAAGTTTGGTAAGAAGCACTGCCAGTGCTTCATGTAATTGCTTCTTATTCTTCATATATCTATTTTTTTAAGTTTCTAAACTCAGCGACTTAGAGTTCATTCATCTCTGTTCTCTTTTTGTTCATCTTCCTTTGGCTCGTCAACCTCTCGGAAGTCCTCGGGCGTGTCAAGGTGGGGAACGTCCAACTTCTCTCCACCAATGAAATACGAATACCCTAGATAAATCTCTTTTCCATAGTTCGTGCCATCTGCGATGCGCTCGAACGTCTTGCCATCATCAGCGATGATGTGCTTGTCGTTGTCTTTGTCTATTTTCATATCCTAATAGTTTATATTGTTACTCCATACTTCTGTCTCTCCTCGTCCGTCAATTCGCTCCAACCAACAATCTTGTCTGCAAAAGCACTCCAGTTCGTTGCCGCCTTGTATGTCTCTATCGCTGAATCTGGGACGTAAATTTTCAACACACTAGAAGGAATGCAGTCTGAATCTATTGTTGCTGGTGTCTCTGTTCTTCCTATGATTTTTTCTATCGGGCACCCAAAGTAAACATAATTATGACTTGCACCTGGTCTCTTTAAGCTGACTGGTAGTAAACCAACAGTCAATTTAGTATATGCGAATGTTCCGTCAAATCTACTTATAGGATTTTTGTCGAAGATGTCAAATGGAACTTCTTTTAACGAGGTACACCTCGTGAAAATTCCATAAACATTATTATAGTAATAATCTGGCTTATCAATTTTATATAGTTTTTCCATCTTGTCGAACAATCCACGTGGAACGCTCTCTATTCTTACACATCCTTCAAAAGCAGACACGGCAATTTCTGCATTTTTTAAATTATCAAACAATCCAGCAGGAATAGACTTGAGCGAACTGCACTTTTGAAAAATACCTTCTCCGTCATAATTACTGAGCCAACCACCAGAGTCCACATTTGAGATAAAAACGGATTTTGGTATTTCCTTTAGACTATAACAATAATAAAAGAAGGATGCTATATCAGATGTATTAAAACATACGTCTTCACTTACATATTCCAATTTTGTTTGTCTTTTTAGACTATTTGGACCTATCATTGTATTTCCAACCGTCCAAAAGGCTACAATGCTTCCTTCTGAAAAAGATACTTGTGTATTTTTTTCTTCGACGGAATCCAAAGATACATTATGAAAAGCATTACCATCCGTATAAGTATGTGAGCCTTCATTGCTTGTACTTCCATCTCCCCAATCTATATTGACAGAAGAACCCGAATAAAGGCTAATAGACACAGAGTTACCAGCCAACAAAACTTGCATCTTTCCGTTAGGCTCTGGCTTCAACGTCATTATGTCAAATTCAATATTGTACGACTTTGATATTGTCGTGTCCGAACTAGACTGAATGATTCCTCTATCTTCTCCTCCACTATATCGGATAACGTAATCGTAGTGTTCTCCTTCTGCCAATGGCACTTTTGCCGTTCCCGAAGAAAGGTCGTATGTCAAGCCATTGATTTCCACGGTCGCTCCTTTTATTGCTCCGTACTGGCTTACCACGTTGAAGGTGGCGAATATTGTTTTCAGTACGGTTCTTGCTGTGATTGTCAAATGAGGGAAAATGCTCTTCATTCTCTCGATGTCTTCCTCATTAGCTTTAAGCACAGTATATTTTCCGCTCAAATATGCGATTGAAGTGTACTCCCCATTGTCTCCGACACCCTTGATGTTCGACAGCTTGCTGAGTATCTCGAAATTGGCTTTCAGTGCATCGATGTTGGTGAATCTTACGTATACGAGGGCATTGTCCGAGGAAAGGATTTTCTCGGAAATGTCTAGTGGCTCGATATTCGGACAATTCTCTATAACAAGCGTGGTTACGTTCGCCCACGAATCGACTGACAGACCAGTACCAAGCTTTGGCTGGTTCTTTAAAGTCAAGTTGGTAATGGTGGCTGGGAGTTCCAAAATTCTAAGCACACCACCCTCAGCAAGATTCACGGCTGTAGCCTTCGTTCCCTTTGCATACACTTCCTCTATGTTCTCGCAACCGCTCACGTCAATGCTTGTTGTATAGTTAGGACAGTTCTGAATGTCCAGCTTGCGTAACTTCGCATTGTTGCCCAGTGAGAGAACGCTAAAGTTTTGATTTTGATAGCCTGCCTTGGAAGAGCCGATAATTAACTCCGTGATATTCGTTGCCTTCGATACATCAACCGTGCCAACGTATAGAGCCGACAAGTCGCCAATAGTCTTAATCATAGAAGCATTGTAGATAATGGTCTCGGTGTCGTTGAACTTGATGCCAGCAGGTGCAGTGATAGTCTTCACTTCTCCCTCTCGCATTCTCTCACTCTTTGTCACGCTACCCCAGCGAATAGTTCCATACATTGCCGAGAACGCACCGATGGTAATGTCTGCCTTTGGTTCAACACCTGCCCACACACTCGGTGTATATGTTCGGAAAGTAATGTAGTCAGACAACGAAGAGCCTGCCTGGAACTTAGAATCCATGTACTTGAATCGGTTGTAGAGCCACCATCTTCTGTGTGCATCTCGGCTACCTTGGAGCGCATAGAGAAACGCACCAGTCTTCACGGTCTGTGCAGTTCCAGTGGAATAGTCAGTATATCCGTCAATCAAAGGCGATTCGTACTTGAAGTACCCGTCCTCATTGTAGACGCTCTCGCACCACTTGTCGCTCTGTCTTGTGTTGCAGAAATCGATAATCTTGTCGTAGCTTAGAATGCCCTTCTGACGCAAGTCTTGGTACATCTTCGTGATGTCGGAAGAAAAAGCCTGCTCCACAAGCTCCCAAAGCAAGGAGTTTGCACCGTTCCATACATTCAAGTTACCGATAATGTCATGTATTTCTATATCGTAGCTAAACTGTATTGCACCCTCGTTATTGATACCAAAGACCGTATCGTTATCATAGAAGATAAAAATCCACTTTCCACCAACATAAAATGTTAAGAACTGGTTCTTCGCCCTTTGGTCAACCATTCCGAAAACCAAAGTGATGATGTAGTAGAAAATTATCGTCTTCTTATCGAAATGCTCAGCGAACTCTGCCTTGAACTTCTCTATATTGTCCTTGCATGAAACCACCCAAGTGAACACTTCCCTCATGTGAGAAATATCCTCGTTTCCATCTGGATAACGACCCTCGAAATCATTCTTCCAGCCATCATCTGAAAAGTCTGCCGAACGGAAATTCGAGCGGTCGCTGGTGTTGTTCAGAAACTCCCACGATTCATCCCCCTCTGCAAAGCCAAATGTGTTCTCTGCACTCTTGTCGGTGTTGAAATTGTACTTGCCGATAAACATAGGTGTATCACCTGCCTTGCTTCTGTGGAAAATCAAACATGGTTCTCCATATACGGTCGTACGGATGAGTGAGTTCTTTTTCTGTGGCTCTGTCTGTATGCCCGCCTCCTTGAGCATCCACCCGATATAGTTAGCTAAACCAGTATTGTGTGTGCCACTGCTCTCGGCAAAGTCAGCCTTCCAACAGAAATTTGCTGCTGGCAACACTGCCTCCTCGTTTAGCGTGAACATGTCTTGATGCTTTCCGCTCTCCGTCATATTGAAACCATTCTTAAACTGCCCCTTATAGTTCTTTCGTGGGTAGTACTGTGAAGATGTACCCTGCACGTTCAAAACAACATCATCGGCAGTAAAACTCTTCTCTGGATGGTTCTTGTCAACGTACTCAATGCTCACGGTTTTCTTGTCTCCCTTAAACTGCGATAACTCGCCAGTAATGATAAGGCAAGGTATCTGTTCCAGCATCTTAGAATAACTCAAATTGCCGTATGTATCATAGACTTGATTACGGTTGAAAATAGCCAGCTTCTTGTCTATATCGTCCATATCTGCAATATAGTTATCCAGGAGCTGCTGTGCATTGAGGTTGTTAGAGTAACTTCTGATATTGTATATGTCTATTGTGGCTGTAGATGATACTACAGTTATGTCCACTGGCGATGGCTGAACGAATCCGTCATTGGCTGGGTATTGCAGTGACTGCGATTTTATACCGTTGATGTAAATCTGCATCAATCGGTTGTTGGCTCGCTTTTCAACCACGAAGGACACACGTACTCGCTCATCCTCCTTGTACTTGGTCTCCAGTGTGGACTGCTCCGAAGTTAGGGATATTGTGTTTGGGGTCAGTCGCAAACCAATGCCGCCCTGCTGACAAGAGAGAACAACACCTTCATAGTCTATCACTTGGCGAACAGCAAACTCAATCTCTATGGTCTTGCCAGTCTGTCTGATGTCCTTGGAGAATAATTTCAAAGGAATAGTCATTGCTGCTCCACCGCTCAATCGCATGGCTGTGTTGCCGTCCTTATCGACTATCCATCCGTTGGTTATGTAGTTCATCTCAGAGAACGAAGCTGCAATTCCGTTGTTCTCCCATGTTTCCCTGTCTGTGTCTTGATTGCTCCTTCCCTGCGATGTCAGGAACAACTCAAGGTTCTGAGTTTCTGCCTCTGATGTGATAGAAGACTTGTCTACAGTCAATTGGAATGTCTTACTTACACTTCTGCAAGTTATCGTCATAGTGGCATTGCCTTGGCTCATCGACTTGTATACCCACGATTGCTGGGTGCGGTCAACCTTTCGGGTTGCCACGATGGAATCGTTAATCTTCAAAGCAATGTCTGCTGGGCTGTTCAGTGGGTCGTAGACAACAAAAGGAATGGAGACCGTCTCGTACTGCTTCATGTGTATATGTTCCATGGTGCTAGCGATGATTGGGGTTTCGTTTCCTTGCTCGATACATACGAGTGCAAAGTTAAGATGGTTACTCTTCAATTCCAAACCATGCACGGATGCGGACAAATAAACTTCCAGGCTATGCGCTCCGTGCGCTTGCGCTGGAATATCAAAAGTCTGCTGACGGTTGTTGACATCAGTTTCTTCTTGGTGTATCTCCTTGCCGTCCAAAATAATGTGTACGGTCTTCTTGATGTTGCCGATAGGGGTGTAAACGAAAGGTATAACACCTTCGTACGCAGTCACGCTATCGAAGCTGGAAGATACCATAAGGTTGACCATCGTCACTTCATAAACATAGCTTCTAGAACTTCCCTCTGCATTGTCTATAGTAAATCTAATCTCGGTTACGTCCTCCCCGATGTACTTAGTTACGTCTATAGTGTATGTATTGCCAGAGCGCAAGGTTATTCTCTCACGCTGCTTACCTGCAACATAGACAGTACAAGAACCGCTAACCTGAGAAAGGTCACCTTCATTCTCGTAATAAGACAAATACTTAAACTTAAAAGTCTCTGTACTCCCGGCGGTCGTATACTCGCTAGGTGTGACTAATATCGTATTTTTCATTGTCGCTTGTGTAGCTCCGGTGTTCGGAAGCTGAACTTGCGATACAACTAAATCTTCGTACTTTTCCGTGTCGGAATTATACTTTTTCATGGATGCTTCGTCTGCGAATATTTGCAAAAACTTCTTATCTTTAATCTGCACGCATCCACCCTTCTTGGTGAAGGTATTCTTGATGAGTTCCTGAACTCGTCTGCCCGACACAGGAAGGTTTCCTGTACTAGCATCCCCTCCCCAGTCAGTGTCTAGAGTTATTGGATTGTCAAAAACTTTTCCCATTGTTTATAATTTTATTTGTTTTTCCACCCTTCGTTATCTATCCACGGTTTCGAATTTATCCAACGACCACTCCCGAAGCAAGAGCGAACCGCCTGCCAAACTAGTTTCGTACCTTGATATACTGCTGCAATAATCCTGCCCTTGGCTAGTATTATAGCGATGTCATGCCCAAATGCCCGAATCATACCTATTCCTCCTCATAGACAAAATAAATCTTACTTTCGTCCTTGTTGATGGAATTATATTCATTCTCTCCGAGGACGACAAGTCTGTTTTCTAAGTCGCTGAGTTTATCACTCACTGCTTTCTGAGACATTACCTTATCCTTGGACTTTCCTGGCTGCTGAACCACTTCCAACAAAGTAGAGTTTACCCAGCTATTGCCATTCTCAGAATAAAGCACATTGATACCCTGAGGAACGACGAGATCACCAAAGTTTTTATACGTACCGGCTTCGGTCGCAAAATAATACATCTTGGCACCGATAACCTTTGCTGGCACAGTGTCAAGACTAGCCACGCCCATATACGTGGCACCTCTTATGAGTTTAAACTTCTCAATAAGACTCGTTATCAACTCATCCCAATAACTATCTCTCTCGGCATTCACGCACCAAGTGCCTCTGGGCGCATTCCAGTAATGTGCCCAGCCTTCTATCACCACAAAGTCGCCAGCAACACCTCCTGTAGGGAACTTCTTGTTCACCTCATAGATGCTGCCAAAATCACCCTTGTAGTGAGGACTTGTTTTATCTATATCGTTAGCCATAAAATATTATATTTGAGATAATTGGTTATACTTTTCTGCCAGTTCACTCTCCTTCTTGCTTACAAGGAAGATTGAAACAGCACGATAAATGAGATATTTCTTGCATTCATCTATCAGAGAAAGGATGATCTTCTGGTCGGTCACTTCGTTTTCATGCCCAGTATCAGTAGAATACACATCCTCTAACTTTTGATAAGGAATATACGTGAACAGTTCAACCTCATGATCATATACAGCTCCAACAGGTGCATGGTTGGCATCATACCTTCCGGCAGTCCAGTACATCAGCACTCGTTTTCCTATAGTTGGCGATGTGGTAATCATGCCCTTTGGTTTCTGGGGCGTTCCCCTGGTCCACCGGGAGGCTTGCATCTGAGCCTCCTTGCTGCCCGGTTCCATCAGCATAGTCAGCGTGCTTTGCCAACTTTTCAGTTTCAGTTCTACCAATCTCAGCCAGTCTTCAGGAATTGTCAGGCATCCATGACCATCTGTAAACTGTGTCTGGATGGCATCATAATCCTGCTTGCCGCTTTCGTTCAGCGAAACTTCCACTCTTTTGGGGAGAATCATTTGCGCTGGAGCCTGCAACAGCAGTTGCTGGGCAGCAGTCTCTATGGCTTGCTTCATTTCCGTGTCCGAATCATCCGTAATGATGTCATTCACCTCATCATGTATTACTTCGTCCATAGCTATGCGCATTTCCTTCACAAGGTCACTTATAAGAACTTCCATAAGCAAGAAACCTATTAAAAATTATAAACTACAAACTAAAACTCAATCACCACACCCAGCTCTTTAGCCTTCTCCTTCACACTCTCAGGTGATTTCAGTTTCCTTGCATCCACCTTATAGGTCTTCTGGAGATAATTTTTTGCCTTGGTGATGTTCTCGAAATGAAGGGCATTCTCGTCCTTCACCTGCTCTTCATTTTGTTGTTGAGCCTGCTCCTCTTCCGGCTGGCTCTCATCAATGATACGGCCTGCCTTCGTAAGAGGGTGCTTCCTGATGCATTCTGCCACCTGCTTGCTATCCGTAATGTACGAATAGGCATCGTTGCCACACCGCTCAAACTCAATGTTTTTGATCAGTCCGCTCGGCAGAGTCACCACAAAAATGAGCATGCTCTTAGCTACAAATCTATACATATCTATTTGTGTTTATGGTGAGAAGGGATAGTGAGACTGCATTAGTCTCAACTATCCCCTAGATTGATATATGTAGAAAACTATCAGTTTCCTATACGATGATTACGCTGCCTCCAAAATCTGCTCATCGGTCACTCCATCACCAGTGAAGACTGGTCGGGCTACACGCGCATGAGCATCAGGGAAGGTCAGTACCCAGCAGCTATACTCCTCCATCACAACACCTGCAGTGTTACGAATCAAGAGATCCTTAGCGTTAAACTCGTTTCTGCTCCATACACCGAATACGTATTTGTCAAGATAACGAGCATCCAGCAAGAACGCTCTACCATCCATACCCCAGGAGTTAAAAGCATCGTGACGATAAATGAGAATCTTTGTACCCATGCTCTCGAACTTCTCAAAATCAAGTTTCCAACCCTGATAGTCCTTTTCTGTCTGGGTAATGATACGCTTGTTAGAGCGAAGATTAGCAAATGCCTGATAGATCAAGTTGTCAACGAAGAGAAGTTTGGTACGGCTAGAGTTACCAGCACCCTTCAATACTGCAGCGATAAATGCAGAAAGTTCCTTCTCGCTGATCACATACTCATATACTGTTTTTTCCTGCTCCACAGTTTCGCCATCGGTACCACCTGGCTTAGGTACTTTTACCTTTGCCTTTACAATTTCACCATTCTCATCTTTCTTGACAGCCCAATGACCAATCTGCAAGTCCTTGCCTGCTTCCCAGTAAATACCGCCCATGGTATAGGTCAAACCAACTTTCTCGCCACCATTCGACATGCTCTTTACACCGAACAGACCACTTCGCTCCTGGCCATAACGCATATCGTCCATAGCCATTTTTTCCTGTCGTGTGAAGTCCCATTTTACCTGAGTTTTACTCATGCGGTTGATAAGAGACTCCTCAACCTGCATGATAAATCGCTGGCAATACTGGAAGCTCTTATCTGGCATAGAGTAATAACTACCAGTTTCAACCTCTTTCTCGCCTGCGGCTCTTCCGAGGCGCATCAGAGTTGTACCTACCGGAATATTGTCTTCAAAGTCACGGTTGCCGCGCGAAGCGTTTTTCTTTCCGTTCAGAGCGTAGGCAATAGGGTTATTGTCTTTATCATGGCTGATTACACGGAACTGAAGAGGAATCAAAGTACTCTTGTTTGTACCAGTCTCGTCATAGCCATAGATGCCATCTACCATAATAACATCACCATTATCGAAAGCTGCCGGATTCTCTACCACAAAGGTTACAGAGTTACCATTGGTCTGCTTATTAACCTGAGTAGTAAGTTTTGACATGATAGGCTTCTGACCGATAGAATAGTATTCTACTCGGACAGAATCAATAGGAGTCATTTTCTTAGATGCACGTAAAATCTGATCAATAGGACAACTCTCCAATTTCATCTCTACGACTGTCGGGTTAACATGAGCTACATAGTAATCCCAGTTACCCATAGCTTTCTGTTGCTCCTGACTAGCACCCTGCCACTGAGGACCAGAGCCACCTACACCGGGACCATCCAAAGGACCTGTCGCACCACCGCCACCTGCACCAGCAGGAATACCACCACCTGGTACAGATGGAGCCGTTTCAGCCATTGCATAAGAACTTCCACCACTAAGAATCATGACGAGCATCGCCATCATGAAACCAAACCATTTTTTAAACTGTTTCATAATCTATACATTTAAAATTATTAATTATAAATTTCTAATTCTACATTCCAATCATCTTGCTGTACACCTGTTCTGTACGGCTCTTTTCCTTTGGAAGTGAAGGTGCGCCACCACCTCCATCGATGTTGATGTTCTTCTTGCCGCCTTGTTTCCCATCGTGAAGCTGCCTCTGCTGGTCTATCTTCTCATTCTTACCACGCTTGTAGCCTCGCTCTTCTGCATCGGCCACGGCCTTGTCGAAGTCCTTTATCTGGAAGAGGCGCAAGAAGTCTTCTTTCTTCAGATCATAACGAGCTGCACGCCATATAAAACCATCATCATCGTGATCCTCGCCATCATCGCTACGCTTGTAAAGCCATTCTATCAAATCGGTAATCGCCTCAGGCTTCAATTTCGCTTCTTTAATAGCAGCGTCAAGTTCGGCATCTTCCTGCTCCATATTGGCAGCAAGTTGCTCATTGTTCTTTGCTAATTTCTCGCTGGCTTCAAGTTTCTCTTTTTCACTAGCCTTCAAACGAGCCTTAGCTTTCTCGTCACCATTGATGGCATCAACATAGTCCTGACCCAACTCATCAATCATGAAATCGATAAAATTGAAGTCGCTGCCATCGGCATTTTTCTTTGTAACAAGACCTGTCACCAGACTTGGAGCATGAGGGTTGTCCTGCAACATTTTGTTGAAGTCATCCATTTTTTGCTTATTCTGGTCATACTGGTCGTAATCGGTCGAAAGTTGACCATAAACAGCCTCATCATCGTCCATATTCAAGTCCGGATAACGCTGAGCAAGACGCTCTCTGAAAGAATCTCGCTTTGACTTAACTTTCTGATTATCAATAGTTTCTTTTGCCATAAATATTCATTTTTAATATTTGTGTGCTAAATTAAGGAAAATTTCGCATTACTTTGTGATAAGTTCTGCATCTTGATGAATTAATTTTGTTGGTATGAAACATCTAAATTCCATATCCGAAATTTACCTTAAAAGAGATCAAGAAATGTATCTGCTCTTTCGTAAGGCCAAGAGGATGGTAGAATATCCTACCACCATGGCTAAGATATGCGATTACATCGCCAAGATGCCTGCCTCTTGCTATTATCTTGCCGATAGCACAGCCTATCGGTATGTATGTAAACGCATCAAAGGAGAAAAGCCTAAATTCGGCAAATACCAAGCCATGAAAGAAAAACTCTTTGAAGATTTCTATCAGGATTTCTTGCGTCTCCGGCAGATGGATCAATACAAGGAATACAATACCAAAAATCTTGTGTATGTATGCCTGAATCTTCCTGCGCCCAATTTGGGTATGGCTCCACGCTACATACAGATGAAAATAAACAATTATTTCCGCAATAAGAAAACATCATTCATAACTCGATAAATCACTTCCATTATGCGTACATTATATATTACACTTCTCATCATCCTCCTGATGGCTTTCATCATTCCGCTTCATGCCTCGCTGGCTGTGTCTCCATCATCGCCATTATACACCCATTTCGCCTATATGTTCGGTCATGCCAACTTTATACACTGGGGCATCAACGGCTGGTGCATATTGATGGTTCATCATCAGTTTCGCTTCCATCGCCTACTGGCTGCATGGCTCTGCTCCGTGTTGCTATCGTTCATATACTATCCGGCATTACCTGTATTGGGTGCATCCGTATTGATTTCATTTTTTATGGGATTCTCTGCGCAATGGTATTATCGGTATCACCGCATCTACTTCTGGCAGATGATGCTCGGTATGGCTATAGGTTTCCTTCTACCTTACATAGCTGGTATCTTCCACATAGTTCTATTCTGTTTAGGTTTCATTTATGCCAAGGCAGAGAGATTTATCAGACATGCCAACACACTTAACATTTAACATTCAACACTTAACATTATTATATATAACGAATGCCAGTAGCAAAATCCTCCTTAAAGGTTCGACCTCAGCAGCAGATTTCTGATAAGAAACTCAAAGAGATTCTTGAAGAAGATAAGAGAAGACTCCAAAGTCTCCTCGCTACTTATCGTCCCATTACAGGAGAGAATGCCCCTGGTCTCCGCTTTGAATGTGTCATCACGGACTTCTTAAAGGGAAAGAAACTCTGGCTCCCGGTGGAAATGTTGAAGGAAAAGAAGTTCTGTGCCATCATCAAATGTGGTTCTATAGAGGCCTTTTGCGATAAGTACATGCCAGACTTCGACCAAGAGAAGGCTCGTGATGCAGTCTTCCGGTATCTCATCCGCCTGCGCTGTAAGCACGATTTCTATTTCTTCGCCTACGCCTACGCCCGAATCAAGAATAAGGATGGAGGTGAAGATATACCTTTTCTTCTTCGCAATGCCCAGATCAAACTAGCCAAGGTCTTCGAACAGTTACGCCTTCACAGTCAGTACCACTATATCCGTGTCATTCTCTTGAAGTGCCGCCAATGGGGTGGTTCTACCCTCACCGACATCTACATGGCTTGGCTGCAGATCTTCTGGAAGACAAACTGGAATAGTAATATCGTTGGCCACCAGTCTTCATCTGCCACACAGGTATTCGATATGTACGAGAAGCTAATTAATGCCATTCCTACATGGCTCTTCTACGATATTGGTGTACCATTTAAGAACGACCCTCGCAAAATCAAGACATCAGGAACCATACAGAATATCAAGTATCTCATTCCACGAGATTGCAAGATACAGACAGGTTCTGCACGTAACCCAGAATCTTGTCGTTCTGGTGATGCTGCCCTTGCTCATATTACTGAGGAAGCCTTCTTCCCTAACACCACAGAGTGGACTCCGGCTAAGGTGATCAAGGCTGCATCATCATCTATTCAGCCAGATCCTTTAACATTCATCGTCAGAGAGTCAACGCCTAACGGACGTGAAAACGAGTTCCACGATGCCTGGGTAGCCGCAAACTCAGTAGACAAAGACGGAAAACCTCTGTCAGCATTTACTCCTGTCTTCGTGGCATGGTTCGAAATTGAAAAATATATATTGCCATTTGCGTCCGAGGATGAACGTGCCGATTTCGCCATCTGGCTGTGGAAGAATCGTAATGACGAGCAAGGTCATGGCAAGTATTATTGGTGGCTCTACGAATGTAAGGGCGCATCCTTCGAGGGCATCCATTGGTACATTGAGAAGTCCAAGGAGTATGAGACTCTTGACGATATGCGTCAGGAGTTTCCTTCTGATGATGTAGAAGCCTTCCTCTTCTCAGGTACTACAGTCTTCGACCCATACAAGTTAAAGGAAATGGAAGAGGACTGCAAGGGTATTGAGCCTATCATGGTGGGTGACATTGAAGGTGACTCTTATGATGCTGCCGATGATGCTTGCATGGACAATATCCGCTTCATTGAGCGTTCAGGTGGACCATTGAAGGTGTGGGCTGGACCAGACAATTCTGAGATTGTCAGACATCGGTATATCGTAGCTTGCGATATTGGTGGTTCTCATAAAACCTCCGACTTCTCTGATATAGTAGTCCTCGACCGCTATGATGAAATCTATGGTGGTGTACCGGAAATCGTAGCTGAATGGCATGGCCACTGCGATGCCGATCAGCTAGCTATGCGCTGCGCCCAGATAGCCCATTTCTATAATGATGCTTATCTGGTCATAGAGAACAATACCGCCTACTCGCGCATGAACAATACTGAGGGCAACCAGTCAGAGCTGTTCTTCCCTATCCTCCTCCCACTCTACGACAACCTGTATAGTGCCTCCCAGTCCAAACTGAAGAAGGTGAAGAATATCGAAATGAAATGGGGATTCAATACCAACAAGGCAACCAAGGTGGCAGTAGTGAAGACGATGGCTCGCATCATCCGTGATGGCGGCTATATGGAGCGAGAACTTGCAGCAATAGATGAATGTACCTACTTCCTCTATTACAAGCAGAACGACTGCTATGGAGCCGTAGCCGGTAAGCATGATGACCGTGTCATGGCGCGCGCCATTGCCCTCTACGTGGAAAAGGATATGCCAGCACCGGAAATCGTTCCATTCCGTTCAAAGGCAGAGATAGAACGTGAACGTCTCCGCAACCGCCCTCCAGTAGTAGCTGAGTTGTCTGGCATAGGTGGTGGCAACTAGCCTCTATCTAGCCAGCAGCATGATACGCCCCTGTATAGTCACCGTTCCAGGCGATTCTATCGCCTGTCCATATAAGTTAATAATTAAAAGTAAAAAGAAAAATGAAACAAAGTTATTCAAACCTGCTGCGTAAGATGCTCATAGCCATCTACCAGCCTATCGTCACTCGTATCGAACTCTTCCGTGCCACTCGCATGTGGCAAAAAGGAGTCAAGGCAACCATTGCCAAGTATAAAGAATGTGGTGCGCCAAGATTCTACATGCTCTACGACCAGTCGCATAAAGATTTTGCGATCATGACCTACGATCCTAACAGAAAGAATATGCTCGCCTATCGAAAATTAGTCCAAATGGGCAAGTGGAAAGCTACTCGCTATTTCAAAAATGTAGAAGACATCAAAGCCGCATCCTACTACTATACTCCTTCCAAGTGGGGAGCCATCGGCTGCGATGCCGACAACAAGGTTAGGGCCAAGAAGTTGAAAAAATGGCAAGAATACTACATGTACCGAGTTTCTACACTAATGTTTAAGTTACGCATATACAAGAAGAAACATGGTATTGACTAAACAAAAAGAAGAGGAGACCATCACGGCTTCCTCTTCACAATCAAATAACCTTAAAAACTAAAAACCCTATAAAATAATCTAATCTAAGAACTGAACAACATTTCGTTCAATATTATGAATTAACTAAGAACTTCTTTTCTACATAGCTGCCGAAGGAAGAGCTGCCAAATCATTTGCTCCATCACTGGAATCCTTTAGATGCGTATCAGGTGCTGTTGCCTGTTGTTGCCCTCCATCTGTAGGCATCTGTCCATTGGCTGCTTGCTGTGCCTGAAGAGCTTCTAGCTTTTCCAGTTGTTCCTTGAAGTATTTTCTCATTCTTCCTGTACCAGGGAAATTAGCAACCGTAAGCATGGTATAAGGATCCATCTTGCCGCTCACCATCATCTGCCAAGCCATATCGTTGTTGGCAGCTCTGATAAGTGGACTGTATGCGTCCAAGTCGATAGAAACATCTAGATCCATATCTCTCATGGTCTCTAAATTGAAGTGAATTTCAAATTCATCACCAGTCAGTTTTACGCTGTCCGCATCGGTGCAAAATTCCTGTATCAGGTAAAGTTTCTTCTTTGCCACACGTACCTTAAAGTTGTTGAAACTCTCAACAAAGTCCTGTATGGTGGTAGATGATGATTCTCTTTCCAACTGGTATTGCTTACCGCTGGTATTCCGATGCTGACCTTGTAGAGCACCCTGCACACCACTTCCCTCGCTAGCCATCGTTTTGGCAAAGTTCACCATGAAGTCAACACCTGCCGGAATACTCTTGTTGACCAGTGTCTGCGGTGGTTTACCTCCATTCTTCGAGTTCCACAAGATAATACTATCTGTTTTGGTATAGTTCACCTGCATTTCATCGATGCTCTGTTTCTCGCTCAATGCGTTCTCGTCCACAAGCATCGTACCCTTGGCACCATTGGCCACGATAAAGTTAATCATCATCATATAATGGTTCAAGGTGCGCTGGTTGTTTTCGGCTCGCATTGTAAAACTTCTTACTTCGCCATTCAAGCATGGATAGGCAACGAAGGTGTATGGATGGATAGAGGTTCTGAATCCGTCCCTGAGCACATAGTATGGTGATTCTCTGGCATCCAGCAGATAGCCATTCGGTGTGATATATCTTCTGAACCAGTAGGTTTCAGCCTCATCCTTAATTTCGATGGTCTTAAGTTCTGAAGGGTCTACATAATAGATAGGCTCACCATTCTCATCGAGCACAGGTAGACCATTTTCATCTTTCATGATGTTGGATTCCTCTATTTTGCGCTTCTTTTCCTCATAAAAGGCTCGCTGGTCAGGAGAAGCATAGCCGCAATCTCCACTCTCCCAGTCATGTACCCAAATGGCAGGTCTGGTTTCTTTTGTCCAGATTTCCAATACCCTGTACTTGCCTACTACTGAAGAATGGGTGAAATCATCTATTCCGGCATACTGGGCTTCACCAGTCGGGTGATAAGTCTGTTCGGGCGCAAAATGGTGCTGCGTCTGTAGATAGATCTCACTGAGTTTATTAGCCTCTTCCTTGCTTCCATTTGTAAAGGTAGCAATAATCTCTCGCCAAGTCAAATCATGAGCCTCAGCAATAAATTCCACATCGCTCAGGTCATACTTTAAAAAAGGTGGTAAAGCTAGCTTAAAGATGTCTACAGAATAGTCAAAGATGCCATTCTTGCCATCCCTTCTGCCATAATAGGTTTTCATGCCCACAAAGGCGAAGACACAGAAGGCATAGAACATTCTCGCATCTAACTCTTGCCTGTCGTTCAAGTTGTCGTTCTGACGAAGATATTCATTGAAGAAACTGATATAGTCTTCCTCGTTTGGATCCACGGCACTACATGTAGCAGTACTGCGCTGCTGGCGCACAAGACCAACGAGCGAAAGAAGTTTGTCTCCGATTACATCGTATTCCAGTATTGGCATACCTTTCAGTTCCATATACTGCCGGATGGTAATCTTTCTTCCGTTCCACTCTATCAGCTCTTCCAACTGTCTTCCCATCACGAAGTCTTGCGCTCGCTTCCACTTCTTTCTCAGTTCTGCACCATCATAGAAGTATTGGCAAGCCCATTGCAGCAACAGAAGATTGCTTTCGCTCTGCGTAAACCGCTCCCGGCTCACTCCTTCAAGTGAGTCTGGTCCCGGCTCTGCATAGTTCGATATGTCATTTATTACATGATTGTCAACCATAATTCTTAATTTTTCGCCAAAAATACCGCATTTTTCTCGCTTATTAGTGATAAGTTGCGCAACTTAACATTACTTTTTCATATTTTCTCTTTATTTTTGTTCCGCATTTCATTTAAAACGTTTTAAATCATGGGTAAATCAATCAATGTACATGAAGCCTGCGTCATTACTACAGATGATAAAGGCAACCTCTCCATGGTAGGCAAGGCGAAAGAAGCCCTCACCACCTTGAAGAAAAATAAGGTTTCCGTCTGCATTCTTCTCTGCGACAACAAGAAGGAGGATGTGGAGAAGTTCCTTAACGACAATAACGTGCCTTTCGCCTCTCTCAGTACCAAAGAGGAGACCGATAAGGATGGCAACACCAAGCATGTTGACCCACCAAAGGCAGATGTAACCATCATGCCAAGTTCCAAGGTCATCACTCTTCGAGACGATTGGCAATGGTGCTTGGATGATATTGCCCAACGTCTCTGGGGCGAGAAAAAGAAGGAGAATCCAAAGAGTGAACAACAGCGCATGGATGACAGCATGGCTGATTACATACGCTGGGCAACACCAAAGAAAAAGGAACCAGAGAATGCATCTGGTCCTTCTCTCGGATAACATCGCTCCAACATCTTCAACTTTAAACACACAAATGATTCATTAATCATAACTATTTTAAATTTATTTGGAATTAGATTTTTATAACTATCAAAAAGGGACTCGCTGTGAAGCAAGTCCCTTTTTCTGTTTGTAGAAATATCGAACATAAAATTGAATTGGCCAAAGCCTATTTTCGGAAATATAGAACATTTCCTAGAATGAAGTAGCCCGAAGGCTACTCCATTCCGTTCAACGTTTTTAGCAGCTCCTTTCTGGTATTCCGAATCTCTACCAGTTTGGCAGCATCGTTCGTACCATCCATTTGCTTCTTGGCTTTGTTCATCTTCTTTTTGGCAGCAGAGATAGCCTTTCTAGCCGCAAACAGTCGCTTGTTGGTCTTGCTGTTCTTAAAGGCATTTGCCTTCGTCTTATCAACATCCTTCAAACGCTGATACTCCTGATAAGTCTCCAAGGTTCCGTTCCAGACGTTCTGTATTCTCCAGTCCTCCGTCACGTCCTCTGCCTTAGCCTTCATCAGGTACTTGCTTTCAGCCTTCTCCATTTCCTTCAAGTCTTCATCACCGTTCAGATAACCCTGCACCATGTCCAGAGCCTCCTTCTGGGTGAAAGCCTTGTAATCACTCTGCGAGAGGAATTTCTTCATCTTCTGGCGCATCTTCTTCTTTTCCGTGATACTCTTGGCAGCATCAAAGCGTTTACTAGCCTCCTGTAAGGAAGTCACTCCATCGCTCATTTCTGCACTCTCCAGTGCCTTCACCGAACCGATGGCAGCCTTAATCTGAGCCTCAGGATCAATACCATTGCGCTGGCAGCTCTGATAGGTCATCACCACGCCCTCCATGTCACCACTCAGGATAAAGTCCTTGAAGTAACTCTGAGCCTTCCATGGAGAGAACCCCTTAGAAGAAGGGAAGAAGAAATCAACGGCCTTGAACTCCTTGTTCTCCTGACTAGGAATCAGGAAAGGTGCCCAGTACAAAGCATCCTTGTAAAGCAGTCCGATAGTCTTGCCATACTTGCGCTGAATCTCTTGATCCGCATGGCTGGCTTGGAAATCGCTCAGATAGTTTATATCATCCAAGGTCATTCTCACCATAGGGTTAGCCTTACCTATCATTCGCTGTACCATAGGTCCAGGGAACTCTAGTTCTCCCTTATGATTGAAAAGGTATTCCGGAACCTCACGGAACTGCTTGCCATGTCTCACATACATTTCTGTACCATCTTCATATCTGCCTAAGAAGATCTTGCTCTGCTGGCCAAGGCTGTTGCCTCTCATCAGATAGTCATACCATTTCATACCCTCATCACCATAAGCCAGTTCATACATACTCTTATAGCTTGGGTTGGTCTTCCGGATCTCCTCTGCCTTCTTGCGCTCCTTCTCCTCGTCCAGGGCACGGAAAGCAGCATTGATGCCATTGGCAATACCCTCATAAAATACCATGAATCCGATACCATAACAGAGCAAAGCCGAAATCTGTCTGCTTCTTCTGCCTTCATCCTCCGGTGTAAGTTCCTTATGTTTGAGCCTCTTGTAATACTGTTTGAAGTTCTCAAAGGTTGCCTCATTCCAGATAGAACCAAATCCGGTTAATGCCAGAAAATGACGTGTAGTAGAAGCATTCCAGTCTGGAGAAAGAAGAACTCGTCCGGCATAGCGCAAGGTACGATGGCTGGCTCCCAACACATCCCAATGCTGACCGCCAAACATATCGTTTACAAACTGTCCGTCCTCGTCCAAAGCCCGGCTCAGTTCCTCCTCAGTCCAACCCTTCTTCTTGGCACGCTCTTTGGTCTTGTCTGCCCTCATACGATAGGTAGCAAGTTTCAGTCCATCATGTAGGAAATCCCACAAGGCTCTATCCATACCCTTGTTGATGAGCGAAAGCAACTGCGTCACCACCTTCAATGCCATAGAAGCCTTAGCCACCGTTCTGGAAATTTTATTTCCGTCCTTCAACTTCTCCTGCACCTTCAACATCGCATCGCGCATATTGTCGAACATGTTCTGCACATCCGCTGCAGCATAGTCGTTGGTCGCTCCGAACTTCACCAGATGGCTAGTAGCCTCTTGGAAATCCTCAGGATTGGCAAAGCAAGGCAGCTCATGGTTCTTGGCTGTATCTACAAAGATATACTTCATAAAGTTGGCCATGGCCTTCTTAGGACCAAACTCCACCATATTCTGTACCATATAAACCTCCGTCAAGGCTCCGGCATGGAAACCGCTAAAGCCCAATTCCAGTTTCTTGGCACTAGAAGCAAGCGTATCAAACGTTTTCCAGAATGGGGAAGACTGATAGGTATCAAACACAACTCCAAATCTGTCACCGGCACTGGCCTCGCTATAGAGCACCTTTTCGTTGTCAGTGATAGGATTCTTCACCTTCACTTGCTTTGGAGATACATTATATACCCATACAGGGCCTACGCCCGGAATCTCAAAGTACTTATATTGCTCCAAATTGAATGGAGCAGAAGAAGAAAGTAATGGATCAGTTGAAATCACCTCTCCTTTTTCATTCCGCTCTATCACGTTCAGTCCGGTCAACTCCTGCAACATGGTCTTGTTTGCCCATGCCTCAATATTACTTCTACTGTAATATGCCATCATCTTCGTAATGTCAGTAGTTTTTGGCACAAGTCCGGCATAAATACCTTCCATTAATGTGCTGATGGTTCTCGGCTTCTCATTCGGACTCTTGGTGCGCTGCCTATTCTCCACAAAGGTAGCATACGCCTCAGGGTCTGATTTTTCTTTGTCCCAAATATGATTTACGTAGTCAACATTATAACCAGTGCCAGCTTTCAAAGTATGATTGTCCATCAACCAGTCGTAGGTATAGTTATACCAGTCACGGATGGAATCAATGGCAGCCTGCATTTCAGGAGAAAGTTCCTTATAATTGATACGTCCAGGCACTACCCTCTCTTTTACGAGTTTCAAAACATGTTTACTGAGGATGTCCGTTCCATCACATGGTACAAAACCTTCTTCGCCCTGGTGATTGGCATTAATTGCCTGAGCCATTTTGCTTGCCACCTCGCTCACAGCCTTAGGATCATCGTATACCTCTATCTCCTTGCCTTTTTTAATCTCTGTATGCTTCTTGGCTGTCTCAACAATCAAGTCTGTCACGTATGGCTGAATAGCCTCAACATCAGCTGGCTGAATATGGATATGTCCCTTATCAAAGACACCAGTGGCATTCAGATTGTGCGCCATGTCACGCAAGCGTCTAGGAGCCTCTATTATATAAGGTATAGTCTCGGCAAGTTTTTCTGCCCTGTTTTTCTTTCCCTTGTAATCAGAAAGCAACTTGTCAAAAACACCGCTATCAGCCATCTTCTCGATTCTGTTCTTCACATCATTGATATAGATAGCATCATCAGCACTAGCCTCTTCCATGTTCTTTCTACGATGGATAACGGCATGCTTCACAGTCTTTGCTGCACCTTCCTTGCTCACGTCAGTACTGGTCACTTCTGCCAAATCCTGCATCACTTGCTGTTCCAGTGCATCAGCCTTCGGATTGGTCTCTGCTGGGTAAATTTTACCCTCATACAAGTCCAGATCGGCTTGCTGCTGCTCCAGCAGGTCATGTTTGGCCAGCCAGTCCTCATACTTGCGTTTCACCTCCTCCTGCTTCTTCTTTTCGAAGGCAAACATATCTGGCAAAGGGTCTTCCTGGTCCTTCATGGCTGCCTGCCATTTCTCATATTCATGAATACGATTCATGTAGGCATCATCCTCTTCATTTTCCATTCGGATAGGCATACCAGTAGGTTCCTCTCCAACAAGGTGGTGGCGTTCACGCCAGTCTTTATTGAGCTGTGCCCATTCCTTTTTGCCTGCTTCATCCTTATCAATGTCGTAGAACATTGGAGGCTCTGGGTTCTCTTTATCCTCGCGTGCATTCTGCCATTTGCGCCATTCCTGTACACGTTTCATGTACTGAATAGTGCTTTCGCCCTTCTTCTGGCGTGGTTTGCCCTTACCTGCACCATCAGATAGCGCATCCTTGATTTCAGCATTGCTAGCCTGCTTCATCATGGCTTCCTGCTTCTCCTGAGGCATTTCGTCCCAAACGTGCAGAGCCTTGCCAGCCTTCATCAGGTAGTATCTCAAATCCTTGTCATTGAGAAGTCCCGGCACACGAACACCCAGTTTCTTAAGCACCTTGATAAGATAATGCTTAATCTTGGTCCAAAGAGAAAAGTCCTCAGCGGTCTTAGGACCCTCCTCAGCCAAATGAGCGATATACTCCTGCGTTCCCACATTCATGCGGTCAGGGTTCTTCCAGTCCGGATCATACTTATTGGCAATATCCAAAATCTTACCGCGAGTGCTTGCTGCGACAGAATTATAAACGAAATTAGCGAGCTTTCTCACGCCATCTTCACCACCAAGAAGTACTTCCATACCCTCATGGCCTATCTTTTCATGCAGCACCGTTCTCTCTGCTTCGTTGGCATCAGCACAATTAGGCAGATAAACATGAACAGTATGCGTAGTAGGGTCATACCATCCGGTAGCCCCATTCTTCACATCACTCAGATAAGCATCAGGAACCTCATCCAGAGAAGTGTAAACTGTAGCCTCAGCACCACCCAGTTTGTTGGCAGTGTTCACTACCCGGTCGCTCACTTGTTTCTGCTTGTCTGCATCCCAGTTGTTCTTGAAGATAGAGCTGCCAAGTCGTGCCAATACATTTCTGCCCGACAAGTCATCCTTATTCAGCAGAGGAGCAATCACGCCCTTGGTCAACTGTACTGGAATACCATTGCCAATGATGGTGTGCGCCAAAGATTCAGTCTTAGGCAACAGATAGTCATCGCCCAGTCCGGTTATTCTAGCCAATACCCTGCCATCTGCACGCAATACCTTTCCACCCGGCATGATGATCACATCACCACTCTTGGTTCTCAGCGTAGGCAGAATCTCATCCCCATAGGCATGAGGAATCTTGCCATCGGCATAAGCACTACCCATAACATAAAGAGGCTTCTCCACCTTCTGCCAGTCAATACCGTCAGCCTTCAATCTTGCATCCATCCATGGAGCCACACCGCTTTCCTTCACCGTCAGGGTAGGAAGAATATCCTCCACAGCCTCTAGCCATCCACCCTTGCGTGGTTGCTTCTTAGGCTTTTCAGGCAGTTCTCCGTCCTTCACGGCTCTCACTATCAGTCGCTCCCTATTGGTGTAGCTACCAAAATCTGCGGCATTATACACGTCAGCATCCCATGTGTAGCCGTTTTTATCCAGTGCGTGGGTGATAATCTTCATCGCCTCAGAGTCCTTGTAGCCCTTCACGTTCTCGATAGTCACCACTCGCGGTTTCACGGCATCAATGAAGTCGGCAGTACTCTTGGCAGTCTCCTTGTCAAGCTCCACCTCTCCACTATTACTTTTGGCCTGCGAATAGTTCTTGCATACAGGCGAAGCATGGAAATACTCAACCTCACCATCAATATGCTTCACAAGTTCCTTCGGGTCCACGTCTCTCACGTCAGCCGTAACAATATGCTGCCCGAAGTTATTGCGATATACACCGCTTATCTTCCGGTCATACTCTACAGCAACCACTGGGTCGATGATACCCTTCAAACCTTCCTCTACCAGTCCACCACCGCTAAAGTAGGTTCCAGCCTTCATCAGAGAATCAGGGTGCTTCTTCAACTTCTGCTCCATGATAGGAGATTTCACCTCAGTCACTCGATGAAATCGGACATCGCTCTTGCGAGAATTGAAACGCTTAGAAGGAGGAATAACGTCACCCTTATCATCATAGGTAACAAGGTCGTTCAACTTTCTATTATTCTTGGCATTCTTATATTTATACGCCTTGCCATCATCAAAGCCAAACTCGTTTGCGTCATTACCATCCCACCACAGTTGGTTTGCTGGAACTTCGTCTTCAATGATACGATATTTGCCTTCCAGACGGTTTGTTCCGTGCATTTCGGCATATTTCTTAGAAGGAGTAACCCAGTCACCATTACGTAACTTGCCTTCCTTCACAGAAGTAGGAACAGCACGATAAACCTTTACCTTAACATTCTTCTTACCATTCTTAATGGCATCAATAGCTGCATTGATGGCTTTCACAGTTTCCAATCCATGAGGAGTGTTCTGAGAATAACGCTCAGGGTGAGAGAAGTAATCGTCTGGCTGAGGAGCATAGCCCAAAGCTATATCCTCCAGGTTCACATCCGAGCCACTAGATTCCCAATCATCACGTCTTGCCTTGTCGCTTTCATATCCAGGGTTTCCCGGAGCAGCCCAGGCACCTACACCCTGATATGAGCTTTCTGTATCATCATAGCCCTTGCGTCTGGCAGCTTCATCAAGCATTCCCCTAGCTGTAGCATCATCACCCTTGGCAAGAGCATCCATATACTGCTTGTCAAGTTGATCATCAGGAATCAGAGAAAGTTCCTCCAGGTGCTTCTGACGCTTGGCCTCCTCTTCCTCAGCTCTCTTTCTAGCGGCTTCCATGGCGTTACGCTGCGCCTCCACCTGCTTCACGCGCTCCTCGATCATAGCATCAAGGTCGCCAAAGTTCTCCTTCAAGGCATTATTTACAGGCACGGTGTACTTAAGAAGTTCTTTGAAAGAGGAAATCTTATCTTCATTTGCCTGCAACAGATGGCGTTTGATATTGGCTCTGGCACGTGCAGCCTCAGCAGTAGAACCCTTCTTAACACCATTGGCGTACATCGCCACATCTGCCTCATCTACACCAAATTGCTGAGATACAGCCTTTATTTTATCCTCCACAGATAAATTT